AAACTAATTCTTACGTGTGATTGAGCAGCTAGATTATAAATCTCATCCGGTACACATTTTTGTATAACACTTATTACCGAGGATAAGTCAGTTAAATCTCCATAAACTAAATTTAATTCTTTAAAAACTTTATCTGGTATTCTAGCAGTTTGATTTTCCGCCACAGAGTTTCGTTTTAGTATGCCCCAAACCTCATAACCTTTATTTAATAAAAATTCTGCTAGATAAGAACCATCCTGTCCGTTAATGCCCGTTATTAAAGCTACTTTACTCATTATGTAGTTTCAGTGTTTTAAAATTATCCAAATTAGACTTATATAAATCTTTAATTATTCCATGTTGTGAAAAAGGTAACCAACTAGGGTTTTTTTCAGGTGTAAACCACCTAGTAAAATGAAAAATTCTAGTGGTCTGGTCACACTTCTTCCAAAAACTAACCACTTTTTGTGGAAACTGAACCCAATCGTTAAAATAAATATTTAATATTGGTTGGTCACCGCCACCTTCGATACCAGTATGGTAATTAATTTTTAAGTATTTTTCTCTAAGTTGGTGAAGGTCATTGAAGGTATTAGAGGTAATCAAAGAAGTCTCAAATAACATACATCCAGAGTTAAAACCAAATTTATCTACATCGTATGTAGAAGACATCTCATCAAATACTGATACGTCTCTATCCCTTTCAAAAAAGTCAGATACTTTATTAGCTTCACCATCACACAATATTTTTCCATCTAAAGACATTAAAAAATTAATATCTTCGGAAAACATAATATCACAATCAACATACAAAACCTTTACCCAATCCTTAAAATAGTCAGTGAATAAATGGTATTTTATGTGGTAAGAGTGTTCACTAGAATCAACATTTTTAACATAAACCCCCAAATCTGTAAACTCCTTAATTATATTTTCTTCTAAATCATTCGCAATTAAACAGATATCATACATCCATTTACCTTGTCTTATCGCACTACTAATAAGTGCTTTTGCTTCACTAACATAATTAGTGTCACATGCTAAGGTTAAAACATAATCCTTTTTTTTCTTCATAATTTTATATTCTTTTTAAAATATTATCACAAATACCTTCTAAACTAAAGTATTTTGGGTATAATTCTGTTACTCTGTTACTCATACTTTTAATTTTATCTTCACTAAACCCGGATAAAATCGTGTCTAAACTAGAAACTTCATCGGGACCAATAACCACACAAAACTCACTCCAATCTAACTCATCATCCCAAGGGAGGCAATGTCTGTCAGATATGTAAATTGGTATCGTACCAAATTGCATAGCTTCATATAACCTAAAAGAAGTAGCACCAAAACCACGAGGACATAAAGCAAAAATACTTCTACTCATTACATCCATAAATTGGTGTTCTTCATTTTCCGGTACCTCAGCCCTCCAAAAACCCCTACCACCTATAACATATTTGTTGGGTTGGGTTGTTAGTGGTTGTAAAAGTACTTGTCTTTTATGGGATAGATAACCAATGAATGAAGCAAAAATATCCCTATTTTTAGGTTGTGGATTTTTAATAGGAGAACAACATAGAGGTAACCATTTATCTCCCTTATTACCACCAGCAGAGTAGTGTAGTAGGTCTAAATTATAATTTTCTTGTATTGCGTTGTCGTGTTGGGTTACTGTAAAATACTTAAGGTCTTTATCTAAAGAATCTAAATATTTTTGTATTGTACCATCCTTATGTTTATTACCGATATATAAATCGGTCCACCATATGGGTAAAAAATACCTTTCCCCCTTAGTAAATTTTTCTAAATTTTTAATAAAAAAGTTAAAAAAGTATTCTTCTATGTACGCACCTTCATGGTACGGTGGGTAGGTTGGGTAATTATGAAGATATCTTAAATTTTTAGTCTCCTCTATAATTTTTTTTTGAATTTCTATATTCATATTTTATTGTTTGTTTTTGTGTCGTTAATTACCACTTTCCATTATTTATCCCAGTCAACCTAGTTTTGTCCAATTCTAAATTATTATCGACAACATCAACCAAATATTCTTTCATAGCTTTATGGTAATCTACATGACTTTTATAAAAAGAGTCGTTACTACTAGCGTGTATATATTCTAAATCTTTTAGAACATTAATATAGTTACCTTTTTTCATCCATAAGTAAGCAAATACCGCAACCTCTATGTAATTAACATAGCCTACCCAGTCTTTTGAGATTTCTAGATATTTTTTACGAGGTACCAAATAATTTCCACCATTAAATAGATGACCTTCTCTAGGGATAGATTTTATATCTTCTTTACCCCATATACGAGGTGTAAATTCCCACCTATTACCATTAACTATACTACAACATGGATTATATATTGTATTTTCTTTTAATTCGGTATTTTTTAAAAGTTCTATATATCTTCTAGGTAAAAAATTATCTGAATCTAGTAAGATACACCAGTCGTTTGTGGCTTTTTCTAAAGCTAAATGTTTATTGTGGAAAGCACCCACGTTTTTTTCGTTTCTATATAACTTAACATTTGGGTATTGTTTACACCACTCAGTTAATACATCATGTACATTTTTACCATCGTATAATTCAGTAGACGCATCATCATTTACAATAATTTCATCTACCATGTCGTGAACTTCTTGTATCGCACTTGCAATACTTTTAAATCTATTATAATTGGTCAGTACTAAAGAAAACTTCATTTATTTTTATTTTAAGTTTAGTTATTTTCTTTAATAAAGTAAATTTATAAGGGTAATGTTGTTATTATTTTTTGTGTGGTCCTAAATGAGCCAAGCACCGAACAATTTTCTTCAAACCACCTAACACAGGACCTAGACATCTCCTCCCACTTATACTGGTCTATCCCATCAAGAGAAGACTTTAATTTTTCTGGTGAATCCACAAATATATAGTGAATACCTTCTACTAAAGGGTTAAAGTAGTTTAAATCTACACCAGGAGTTATGATAGGTACAACACCTAAGGCCATAAGCTCAATCTCACGATTACATTTAGGGCCGTAACCTGGTAAACACAAACCAAATTTAGACTTTCTTAACAAATCTAAATATTCTTGTTGAGTGTACTTGTAGGGTGTTATTGGGTACCCTTGAGAAATAGGCATTTCAAATAAATCTATACTTGTAGACCAGTCTACGGAGGTTCTTTTTTTTAGTTGTACGGGATTTTCCACCTTACCAACAAAAATACTACCAATCGTACGTTTGGGATATGATAAATATTCTTTTTTTCTAAACTCCTCTAACACCCTAGGTCTACGAGCCCAAAAAATCCATGGAGAAGCGGTAGAAAAATTAGGTACGGTATTACCAAATAAACCAAAATTAAAAGTTTCTGGTAAAAAATCTAATATGGGTCGGTCATACAATAAAATATTACCAGGACCATCAACCCAAACATTTCTAATATTTGGTGTTGGGATTACCTCACATAGATTATTTTCACCCCACATATCTAATAACTCTCTAAAAGTATCACCACCGTGACCGTCATGTATGGGTTTTAATATTTTCATAACTTTAATTTTTCCCTAACCAGTTCCAACAAGTTAATCTTATTTTCTAAACCTACTGTCCAGTTAGAATGGTGAACTAACACACCCTTAGGTATTGTAAAGTCTTGACCATTCCATTGTCTAGCGTTAGTAGAGGCTGCGACAGTAAAATATTGATTTGTGGGTAATTTTTTTTCTTTTATATTTAAATTAAACTTATGTTGGTTATTTAATAGGTGATTCATAGCGGTTTGGTCGTGGTCAAATTTGGGGGTGGTCTCCAAAACCAACTCCATAAATTTCTTAACTTGTTTATTTCTTTTAGCTATAAAAAAACCAGCACATCTACAAACTATGTCGTCCTGAAACGCTATATCGTGGTCACCTAACTCACTAAGTAAAGACTCTTTAAAGTCACCAAAAAATTGAATATCACAATCTGCAAATACAAAAGGTTCGTCACTAGAATCAAAGTTTTCTAAAATAAATTTAATTTTTTCTAACATTGTTTCGTTAAATCCTGTAGAATCATAATCACCAGTTTTAGATAATTGAGTAATTTCTTTTGATTTTAAAATGAATGAGTTTTTAAGATGTTTATCGTATGATTCTAAAAAATAATTTTCATACATTGATTTGTGTGAGTCTGAGTAAAAAGTTAGTAAATCCATAGTCTATAATTTAAAAAGTGACTTTATATAATGACGGAGTCTATTCTGTGGACTCCAATCCAAACGTTCTATAGTGTCGTTATTTTCTCTTAAAGTCTCTCTGTAATTACCTTCTTGGTTTGGTAAGTACTCACACTCAACCCCTGTATATTCCTTAAACATTTCGTAAACTTCATTTAATGAATAATTAATACCAGTACCTAACTCCCAAGCATCCTCATGAAAACCATTATAATTATTTATTTTTATTAACCCATCCGCTATGTCGTCCACGTGAGTAAAATCCCGTCTTTGTTCACCATCACCAACAATAGTAATAGGTTCACTATCTCTAATTTGTCTTCTCCATATCCCTATAACAGCCGCCCACTTACCATCTACAATTTCGTTAGGACCATAAACATTATAAAACCTAGCTATATCTACATTTAAACCATATGTTCTTCTGTACATTTTACAAACTTCTTCACCTAAATGTTTATACATAGCGTATGGTGATTGGTATGGGTCGTGCCATTTTGATGACGACCCAGCATATATTACTTTTATTTTATTTAGTCTTGCCCACTCACAAACAGATTCTGTACCTTTTAGATTAACCCTAAAAGTTTCTGTAGGGTCATCAAAAGAAGGTTGTATTCTACTAAGACCAGCCAGATGAAAACAAACATCAAAATCACCACCGACTTTAGATATGTCTACCACATCCATTTTATGGTAAGTACACCCCATAACCTCATTTAACTTTGTGCCGGTAGAATAATCATCTAAACAACTAACTTGATGACCATAAGAAATTAATTTTTTAATTAGGTTAACACCAACAAAACCCACACCTCCTGTTACTAATATTTTCATTTTATTATAATTTATAATTTATTAAGGATAAACATAAAAATAAGGTGGTGGAACCACCTCTTTATTCTCATCATGTTCTTTAGTACCAACAAAAGTTTCAGTATAATTTCTTTTTTTGGTTTCATGGACATGTATAGATTGTATTAAATCACAATCATTAGTTAAATCATAACCAGAGTTTTTAAATTCCCACGCTATCCTATTATCACACCCTAACTTACCCAGATAAAAATCAGTATTATCTAAGTTACCCATCTTACCCAACCAAATCCAACTATCTTGACAGTCTCCACGTCTTGTTTGTATAAAGGGTTTCCCACCGTTATATTCCCATCTCAATAATGTAACAACCTTATTTGTTAATTTTAAATTGTTTAAATTACTTAAAGTTTCGTTAAAAAATATATCAGTATTCGTCAATATATTAACATCGTTTTCTTCTGTTACATTATTTATTGACTCGAAAAAATCTTTAAATTTAGGTCTAGAAAACTTTATTTCTTTTATTTTAGAATTCTCTAACGGTAAAGAGTCCGTTTCATTAAGAATTAAAATCTCTTCTATTAAAGGGTTGTTAACATTTTGTTCAATACAGAACTCCAGTTCTTTCTGCCTTTTTGGGTCGGAGTCTATATAGTAAGAAGTAATTAATCTAATCATATTTATGTGAAAATATTAAAACCAGAATTATTATTTTTAAGGGGTTGGTATGTTGGTGTCTCTTTAAGTAAATTATTTTTAACTAGTATTTTTTTGTGTAGCTCCTCCATATTTTGATTTGCTATGGTAGATACCGTACCTTCTTTTTCATGATGAAAGTAAACAAATAATGGCTTAGGTATTCTTTTACCGACATAACCTTTTTGCATCATCCTTAACCAAAAGTCATAATCCTCCCAACCCTTTAAAGATTCATCAAAACCACCGATAGAATCAAAAGATTCTCTACTAAACATAGAGCAATTTACAATAAAAGGACCTTGTACAAGTCTTTCTTTAGACCATTCAGGTCTTTTTTCCATACCTTTCATTTCACCCTCATGAATAGTATCACAATAAACAGGACTAATGTTTTTATCTCTAAGTATGGTCTTTACACATTCCTCCACATAAGTAGGTAACATTATATCGTCAGAATCCAGAGGTAATATGTAATCACCAGTAGAAATCTTTATACCTTCATTTCTTGCGTTAGAAGGACCACCATTTTTTTGTCTAATTACTTTGGTATTAGGTATGTCTAGATTATCCAGTTTCAATTTCGTAAATGGGTCAGTAGAACCATCATCGATAACAATAATTTCTAAATTTTGGTATGTTTGGTCAAACACAGATGTTAGTGCTGTGTCTAAAGTTTTACCGTAGTTATAAACCGGTATAATTATTGAAATTAAGGGTTTGTTCTTTTTAAATTTTAATTCTTTAAATTTTATACTTTCTAAAAGTGGTAAAGAATCAGTATATCTTTCACTAAAATTAATTCTATTTTGTTCCCACTCCTCATTAGTTTGACCAATAGATAAGTGAGTAATATCAATATTAGATATTACACCAATTTTAACACCCTCTAAGTAATTTTGTACACAAAAAGCTAGGTCATAAAAGTGAAATCCTAGAACTGTTTCATCGAAAGACTTCTTAATTTTATTTTTATCTATAGCAAAAAATAAACCATCCACTAAAACAGCTGGTAATATATCAGACCCAAACTTTCTATTGTATGTTGATAACCATCGTTTACCTTCATTTTCGTGATATACCTGACCCATCATTTCTGGTGGAAGTTCCCACCATTTAGCCGAACTAGGTAAATACCTACAACCAGCAACACCAATTATACCAAAGTCACTTCTACTAAAATGATTTAAAAGTTTTCTTCCCCAGTTCTTGGTATCAAACTTAATATCGTCATGACAAAATAAAACAATATCGTTAGTTGCGTCTTTAAGACCTTTATTATAAACTTCAGTTAAAGAGTATTCACCATTATTTTCGTAAGGTAATATTTGTATTTTATATACACCAGAAGTTTTTTCTATTGTAGATATAAAATCTTTATTTATTTTTTTGGTACTAATTACTACTGATAATGACATTATTTTTTATTTTGATTAATTATTGCTCTACCTTCCATATGTTCCCAGTCACGATTATTTCTAACACTATTATTCTTTTTGTCGGTCGCTTGGAGCATTATAGGTGTTACGTCAGAATCCAAGCCCATAGCCACCTTTATTAAAGCTTTAACATCTTTAGGGAAACAATGACCACCATACCCAAAGTCCCCATCAGGTCCCGGTACATCCCAATGTGAATACCCTAACCTTTCATCATGTTTTGCGTACTCAATTACCTTATCATAATCAATATTTAAATGTTTACATATTTCGTACATTTCATTCGCAAATGATACTTTAGTCGCAAGAAATGAATTCGTAACATATTTTACCATTTCCGCATAACTAGAGTCGGTTTTTATTATTTTAACTTTTGGAAAAGCTTTAGAAAAAATTGGTTTTACTAAAGCTGTTATATTATTATCCCCACCTAAAATAGTCCTACTTTGGTTTTTGTAATCTTCTATTGCGTTAGCTTCAGTTAAAAACTCTGGGTTAAAAACAAATTTAATTTGTGGGTAGTTTTTTTGAAGTTTTTTTGTGGTACCAGGTGGTACGGTTGACTTTATCACAACAATACGTTGTTCGTTACCATAATAATCCTTTTCAATACAAATAGGTGATATCTGAGATAATACTGATTCTATAATCCCTATATGACACGTACCGTCACGTTCCATAGGTGTTGGTAGACATAGAAATATTATTTTACATCTTTCTACCACCTCATCTAAACTATTACTACATTTACCGTTTTTATCGTGAGTTAGTACGGTAAAAAAATTTTGTAGACCTTCTTTTACTGCTGTACCCACAAAACCCTGACCTATAATACCTATTTTTTCTATTTTCATCTTTAATTATTTTACACCGGTAGAACCAAATCCACCATCTCCTCTTAAGGTGTTATCTAAGTTATTTAACTTAGTTAGTTTTGCCCATCTACCAGAAATTACTGGTGATACAACTGCTTGAGCTACTCTGTCACCATTTTTTACGACAAAATCTTCGTTACTTAAATTAATTAGTATAATTTTTATTTCCCCACTATAACCCCTATCTACAGTACCTGGGGTGTTTAAAACACTGATACCGTTTTTTGCTGCTAAACCGCTTCTAGGTCTAACTTGGATTTCATAACTTTCTGGGAGTTCGAAATGAATACCTGTAGGGACCAAACTTCGTTCTAGAGATTTTAAAACTAAATCATTTTCTAAATTAGCTCTAAGGTCAAACCCACTATCATCTAGGTACTTATAAGTTGGGTCTGGATTAGAGGACTTATTTAGGAAGTTAATCTTAACCTTAAGTCTCTCCTTAGCAGACTCAATAGCACTTTCTTGTAACCCATCTAAAACACCACCATCGATACCTAATTGTTTAAGTACGAGTTCATCACTTAATGATTTCCCCTCATCCAATCCAGTAATCTTATCCCAAGTAGAACTATTCTTCTTATCCATAATACTTAGGGGTTAATTCTGGGTGTAAAAAATCCTCGAAAGGAGCCTTAGCGATAGACACAACTTCCGAATCCCTAGTGTCTTCCGATAGGTATGTGGCTAATCTTTTATTGACCTCGAAAAGAGATTCAGCTTCTACAACATATTTAAATTTTTTAACTTTGGCTTGTCCTTCGTTATCTATAACTCCAGTTTCGAATGCCACGATTGCTTGATAATACATATTTTTATCCTTTGAATTTTTCTGATTTATGTGTTCCATCACACATTGGTTGGGTCTTACTTTTCCCACATCTACACAATGCATAATTTTCACTTACTACTACTTTTTCACCACCTTTTGTTACTGTGGTTTCTCCTTTGACCAAGATAGGCCCATTTTCCATAATGTTAATTTCTACTGCCATTTTTTTAATTTTATTTATTTATTCTTTTTATCAAAATTCTCCATGTCCTTCATGAATTTTTTTTGTCGTTCTACTCTTTGTCCTTCAGCTATAGCATATCTACCTAATAGTGTTGTTATTCCGATAACTGTTAATAATATTAATACCCACATTTACATATATTCGTTAACTGCTTCGTAAATTAACTCTTGTTCTTCTTCATTAAAGTTATCTTCACCTTCTACAAATGTAACATCACCCCCGTGTTCATCACTATACTCCTCAACTATAAACTTATGTTCACCATAAGAACCGTAAGCCTCAAATTTAAAAGCAAACCAAGTTTCATAATTATTCTCTATATATACTTTATCAGTGCCAGCCTCTTCTACAGAGTCTACGTAAGTCATATCATCCAACTGCTCAAAAATATTATCTTTATCTTCATCAGTGAAATTTTTTTCACCTTCCATGTAAACAAGTTCTCTATCATCATTCATGTCTTGCATACTTGCTTTAAAATCTTTTCCCTTATATTTCCCAATATAAGTGTGTTTGCCCTCTTCGTGGGTCTTTATTTTGTCATTAATTACTACTTCTGCCATTTTTTAATTTTTTATGATTTTTTTATTAATTCTCTATACCACTCCGCTCTTTCTTTGGTGATATACTCTAGTGTGTAATATGGAAAGACCGTCTCATATAACTTTTCCCCCAAATCAGTAACTAGATTAGGGTTATCAATTAGTCTTTTCATATGCTGATACCATAATTTATGGTTTTTAGCTTTTGGTACCATTAAAGCGTTTCCTTTAGGGTTAATACCACCCCCTTTTTCTAAAGCATTTATACAGTCTATACTATATGGGCCATAATCTTGAACGATTAAAGCCTTTTTATGTATACCAGCCTCAATTACCTTTAGTTGTGACTTAACCCTATTAAAAATATGTTCTTTTAATGGAGCAATACTAATATCAAAATTATTGTAGTTAGAAGCGTAAGTGGTTATAGGTTTAGTCCAAACCCTACGATAATTAGAATCTTCTGTACCAGAAATTTGTTTTTTCTTAAAACTTAACAATTCTGATTTATATGAGTCATCACCAATAATCCTATAATTGTCGGTAAAAAGTTGTTCGTATTTGTACCACACAGACTCTTTAGGTGTTATAGGTCTTTGTCTTTGTTTACCAGTACTTTGGTCAATTTCTGTCATAGTACCACGTAAATCGTAACCACATAAAATAGTTTGGAATTTATCTTTCCTATCATTATATAATCTCCCAAATACACCATTAAGAATTTGTAAATCAGCAATGTGTGAAGAGCCACCCAACCAACCTATTCTAACCTTATTAGATTTAGTGGGGTTTGGTACGTATTGTTTTTCTTTATGGTCTACTCCGTTAGGGTAAACAAACACATTTTTATTTAGTTTAGTAATTTCTTGAGCAAACTCCTTTGTTGTGGTTGTTACACAATGAGCAAATCTGATATTATCTTTTATTTTTTCATCTATTTTTTGTTGTTTAACAATTTGGTGTGCTGGATGGTCAGATGTTGGTAACCAATAGTCGTCTAAATCCATAATGTGAGGTATTCCCCACTTAGTTAGTCTTTGAGCTAGAGCTTTCGATGCCTCATAGTCAGGACCAATTGCACGATGATAGTGAATTAAGTCATAACCCTTCCAGAACGCATCATCATAATATGGTGGTTCATAAACGATATCAACCCAAAATTCATCTGGGTACATTTCTTGTAGATAAGTGTGGGGGTCAACTGACCTAAATTTTGAAACCCCTGTTCGGTCAGAAGGGATTACACATATTTTATATTTAGTATTTGTCATGACAAAATAATAAAACAAAAATATAAATATGTCAAAGGGTTGTTGGGATAAAAATTACTTTACAGATTTACTAGAAGTAATTTTACCATAAAAAATCCTATCACCGACACGAAATTGAAAATTTTCATCAGATTCTTTTTTTAAACCAATAGTTTCGTCTAATAATTCTTTAACCGATTCTTTAATAATAGATTTAAGGTTGGATGAAGTAATTTTTTTGGTTTTAGGTTGTGACATCTGTGTAGATGTTGAAGGTTGAGCTTGTTGTTGTGTATTAGGGCTTGATGTTGGTATGTTTTGTTTGTCCATCTGTTCTTTTACACCAGCAACAAAATCATTATTTAAGGTGAGACCACCTTGGAAAGGTATTTCCGGTATTGGGTTATCTATCATGGCCTGTTTAATGGCGTCTGGTAGTCTAGAACTCCTGATTCTTTCTTCTGTCATATTTTTTTTAGGTGACAAGTCCTGTCTTGCACTATCGTCTGCTTGTGGGATTTGTGGTAGTGGTTGCACTGGTGGTAACCTGTGTTCATTAATACCCGGTACTGATGAGTGTGATGTAAGTTCTGATATAGTCTGGTTACCTTTAGTAGCGATAAAATCTCCAGATTCTACTTTACCCATAACTTTTTTCGCGTTGATTAGTGATTGTTGTAATGTTGTAATATTTGCCATTTTTAAAATTTTGAATTGTATATCATTCGTGTCATAGAATTATCTCCCATAGGATTATATAGTGGTGGTTCGTTAAAAGTCAAGAATAAACTACCATCACCTTTTTTAGGAATCATACTTTTAACCCTATCTACCCTAAATAATCTCCAATCTGGTAAAGGAACTCCTTTTTCGTTAACTTTTAATGACGGACCTGATGTTTGGTACGCTCTTATAACCGGGTTACCTTTTTTGGAGTATCCATACGCTACCGGTTCAATCGTACGTACTTGTCCACCATTTGGTAGTTTCTCATCGTCTAAATAACGTAAATCACAAGTATGTTTATTTGTGATAGCATCCTTTATTACACTATTAGAAACACCTTCAGTTATTAAAGATATTAAAGAGTTAATTAGGTTCATATCTATGCTGGTGGTGTACTGGTAGTGGTTTCAAATCCAGGCCCTGAATCTATGTTACCTGCACTATATTCATTTTCTCTACCGTATAAATTAGTTTTTAAATTGTTAATTCTTCCTGTATTAACTTCACCATTACCCATAATATCAGTCCTAGTACCTATGTCCTCACCGAAAACATCTAAAAATACACTATTACCCCTACCTTTATCGTCACCATTAGCCAACGCGTTTGGGTGATTTGGACTATACCCATCACTATCGGATACTGGATAAACATTTTTAACTAAGTTTTGTTTTCTAAATTGTTCACTCATTTGAGTTAATGATTCTCCTGGTTTGTTTTGATTAAAATCTGCCATAATTTTTTATTTTAATAATTGTTTTATTCTATCTATCTCTTCATAAATAGCTCTGTTATTGTTAATATCTTCCGATTTACTAGAAATTTTTATTTTTCTAACTTTTGTCGGATTTTTACTTTTATCTTTTGTGTGTGTTTTTTTAAATACGTTTTCTTGTCCAGCGTCCTGCCTAATTTTTTTAGAGTGGTGAATACTATCGCGTCTACCATCTAAAGAATTATTTATAAAGTCCAACATATCATCACCACCCACCACTTCATAGTCCCTATCCTCTAAATCATTCTCCAATTCATGTTTAAACTTCTTAGCTTGGGAATACGTCAATTCCGGATTGTCTACTAAATTTTTACACCTTTTATACCCTTTTTGATTAGGACTAAGACTATTAAACATACTGCTTAATTTTTCTTTTAACTCTTCAGGTAAAGAGTACCTATCGTTTTTTAAATCTTTATTCATTATCCCAAGTTTCCCTTACCTTAGAAATTAAATCATCTAAACTTTTATCTCTTTTATAGTAATCTACAAGTTTTTTTAACTTACCATCCATTATATCAATAGGGTCTTTTGTTATCTCACCAGACGAGGACCGCTTAGACAGAATAACCTCAATCATGTCACGAGCCCTATCTTCCGCAATTTTTTTTAGTTTTTCTTTTTCAGTAATTCTTTGTCTAGTAAAAGAACCGTTAACTTTTTCAGTTTCTAATTTTTTAGGACCTCTTTCACGTTCAACTCTCTCTACAGCTTCATCTTTTTCCATATCTAGGTCGTCTTCATAATAATCAACAGCATCATCAAAAGATAGTTGGTCGGTTTCCTCAAACCCTAAAATAGAACTTTTATCACCTTCTATAACTTCTTCTACAGATTCACCCCAATATCTTCTAAAGTAATGTCCAGCACCACTCCACGTACCTGATTGTCTAGTTGCTGGAACTACTTGGTCTGTAGTTTTTTTAGAACTCATTGTTTTATTGTCCGTAGTGCCCATCGGTATCTTACTACTCATAATAGAACCATCATAGTCCACCAACTCCTCAATCTCTTCCTCAGTTTCTTCTTCTTCCTCATCTAAAATCTCATCAATCATTTTTAAATAATCCTCATCTGTATTCATTTTAGCTATTTCATTTAAACACACAGCGTTAAAACGTTCAGAAACAGGCTCAATCTTAAACTTAAAAATTTCCGAAAGTTCTAAAAACTCAGTTGGTGAAACCGACTTATTTTCTAAAATACTTTTTTTAATCGTCTTTAATTTCTCGACAACATATGTAAGTGCTTCATTTCTTTTCATATTCCTTTTATAAATAAATATCTAAACCAATCAAATAGTATTTATTAATAATGGGAACACAAAATTTAAATAACTTTTACTTTAATAGATTAGACGCTAAAATAAATTATAGTTCGTATTATGATTTATTTTTAGCTTCGGATGAGAAAGACTTTAATCAACAAGTAGTTTATTCTACGAACATCATTGACTATAATGATGGTGATAAATTACCGGTGTGGATTGACTTAAATTCAACAGAGAGCAGTGACCAACCAACAACTGATTGTTTTTTTCAGTACCCCACAGCTAGTACATCTACTTATTATGCAGATAATAGGTTTAGACCATTTGTTGTTTTAAGTAAAAATCAGTGGTCAAAAGCAAAATCACAATGTGATTGTCCTGTTGGTCTTTCTAAATTTAGAATATGTGACGGAGCATGGACTAATACTGACAACGGATTGAATAATGTTACTGATGTTGATAATAGTTGTATTACTTTATGGGATAATTTACCTCCCGTTAACACATTTGATATTTTTGCGTACGACAAAAGATTCAAAATGCACCAGGTAAAAGCTTTTGGTTTAGTTCCATTCATATGGGGTGCTAATACTTGGTGGACCGATACTACCATACTAAATAAGTCGGATTCTTCTGGTTATTACCAGGAACTTTGTGGTGGATTTTACCAAGGGTTTTATAAATTGTACGGATATCCTTATGAGGTATTACCTACTAGACCTAATAAAGGTTGGTCTTTTGAGGGTTATTTAAAATTAAAAACTATTGGGGACACTTTGGTTGGGCCTATCAGTAATCAACAACAAAGTGGTGGTGTCTACGGTAATTGTTACAATACTAGTGGGTTTAATCTATTTGGTCCTTATGTCTATAGTAGAAGCGGTGCCACTTGCTGTTCACCAATCGTAGCTGGGTGGCCAAGATACCAACTAAATTATAGCAGTAGAGGTATAGGGACTATAACTCCAGGAAAAACTGATAAGTACGGTTATTTCTTTTATAAAGGTGTACGAGCAGAAGATAAATATTTTCACGGAACGGATACCCCACCACTAACCGGTTGTACCACTTTGAGTGGGCAAACAGATTGTTGTGATAAAATTGCAGAACCGGTAAAAGTAACAGGACAAAACAAATCACCAAGTGCAGAATATGATGTATATAGTAATGCTATAGGTTTTAGAATTACTGATGATATGAGAATTGGGTATAAAACTATTAGATATACTGGTAGTTGTATAACCACAGGAGAAACCTGTAATACTGGTTTAACATTTGATTGTGGGTATACCATAGAAGAAAGTTATTCAGACCCTATATGTGCTTACATAACTAAAAGTGGTACATGTGCAGACACATGGATTCAAGTAGACGTAGTGTTTAATCGTTATCACAATCTAGAAGATTGTGAAATTTTTAATAACGGGGGCATAAACGACCTAGTTAAAGTAAGGATAGATAAGTTTGAAAGATACGGAACACATAAAAATAGTAATAGTGGACCTTTCGGGTGTCACCCCACCCACACTACAGAAACAAAACCATGTAAAGATGAGTACCCTAGATTTATTGAGGACGCTTATTTTAATTGGGATTGTCGTGGTGCACAAGTACAAAAATGGTTTGATGAGGGGGAATATCGACTAGGTACTCTAACATTCTACATTAACGGTAGAAGAGTCCACAAAGTAAAAGACTACGAAGAAATAATACCAAGACAACTAAATACAAATAAACAAACCCAAGTTGGTGTCGCGTATAATATGTCTTGGGGTGGTGGAGCTTTAGGATTACGAGAAGTCCTATATCCAAAAAGTTGTGACGTACAAAACCCAAACACTGTTTGGAAAACTCAATCCCAAAACGCAGACCAAAAATTAATAATGAACAATTTTGCTGGTTCATTTATTGGGGGTATATCACAGATGATGTATTATATTAAACCTTTAACACCAGATGAAATTTATCATAATTTTTTAATTAATAGGGATAGGTATTCCTTGGTTGATTGTGAGGAATGTAAGAATTGTGATGATGGGTGTATTGATTGTGAACTACCAACACCACCAGCTCAACCACCCACAGAACCACCAACCCCAACAGCGTTATCCTGTCCTGTAACAGATATAACAACATCATCCACATGTAATAATAAATCTTACGCGGGGGTATTTGATGTTGACCCAGTTACATTGGATTTTTATATTAACCCATTGACTCTATATACTGGAGAGAATAATGGTCCTGTAAACTTTTGGCAGAACGCACCTTTTGGAAATTGGTTTTTTGAATTCACTAACGACGACCTCCTCCCAGATTATCCGGGACAGGACCTACAAGACGCTTGTTACGATGGAAATGGTTCTAAATATTGTACTGGAATTGAAAACGGGGGTACGCATTGGATGTGGTACCCAACTGTTATTAGGGTCTCGTTCAATGGTACTATCAAAACTTTTAGTGAGGATAATACGTGGACCGATATTATAAACTACCTAGATTTACAAGGGGCTCCAGTATCTAATACGATGACTTTAGAAGAAGTTAACACACTGGCCCCGGATGATTTAACTGTTGTTCTAAACGGGATGGAACCGTGCCTTTGTGATTAATAATATATATGATATTTATAATAAAATAGGATAAATGGAATTTTTCATCAGACAACACTCAATAGAACCAGTACTTAAAATGCAGTTGGTACAAGACGGTAGAAACGACTTTAAGGATTTTCACGATAAGTTAAGTAACTCATCAATATACTTTTCTATGAAAGACATTTCTACAGGTGTACCCAAAGTCCTTAATAGACCAGCTGGAATCGTATCAAAAACCCCAACATCAGTAAATTCACCGGTAGAATATTATGTTTTTTATAAATGGAGTGCAAAAGACGTTAAAAAAACTGGAAGATTCGAAGGACAATTCGTAATATATTTTCATGACGATAACACAGAACTAATAGTCCCTATAAGAGAAGATTTATACATTAACATTACCGAATCCTTTGTTAAATCTCCTTGTTAAATTTATTTGATTAACCCCACATTATTATCTATATTTAGACATAAACTTATTACTATATGTCAACAAACCCATTAGATAACGCAACTACAGAAGAAATAGAAGAATTTTTACACGGAAACGACCCAGAGGAATTTATTGTTTCATTGGAGTATGGTTGGCGTTCTGGTAGGATTTACAAAATTAAAGAATATCCAGATAGGGGTAAAGTTATAGAGTCAGATACATTTATTCCTTTTTGTTGGGTCGGTGACCTAAGTAAAAAAAATTTTTATAGTGGTAGTAAGGAACAACAAAAAGCAGCCATATCTAAACATGGAATTTTAATAGAAAAATTAGAATCTGGTGACGATGAAAGGTTACAAAATGGATTAACATACCTCATAAAAACAACTAAAAGTTATAGAGACCTAGTTTCTTTTTTTAGGAATGGTGGGATAAATCCTTGGGATGCGGATAATAGGGACGCCATAATGATTTTACCCCCGATAGAACAATACCTAATACAAAAAAAGAAAAGACTTTTTAAAGGTTTTGAGGAGTATGACGATTTACATAGATTTGTTTTTGACTTGGAAACAACATCTTTAAATCCAGAAGATGGTAGAATTTTTATGGTTGGGATGAAAGACAATAGAGGTTTTGAAGAAGTTATTGAGATTGGTGAGTCTGAGGTTGAGGAGTCCGATGCGATATATAAATTTTTTGAAACAATCGATAGGTTAAAACCTACCATAATTGGTGGATATAATTCGTCTAACTTTGACTGGAATTGGCTTTTTAAAAGAGCAGAAATATTAAAAATGGACACCACAAAGTTTAAAACACTAAATCCTAATGAAGGGTATAAAATTAAAGAGGGTGTTCTTAAATTAGGTGCGGAAGTTGAAGAGTATAGTCAAATAAAGATTTGGGGTTATAATTCCCTGGATATAGCACATGCGGTTAGAAGAGCACAAACAATTAATTCTGAAATAAAAAGTTGGGGACTAAAGTATATAACACAATTCTCTAAATCAGAAAAACCTAATCGAGTGTATGTTCCTGGTGATAAAATTGCTTCTACATATAGAGAAAATAAAGATTTCTATTTAAATGTTGAGAATGGAAAATATAAACTAGTGGGGTCGGAAGGTTTATTTGATATAGATAAAAAGTTTCCTGATGTTTATAAAAAAGTTGGGGGTGCTGAGATTGTAGAACAGTACTTAATGGATGACTTGTGGGAAACCATGGAAGTGGATGGACAATTTAATCAAGCATCATTCCTGTTAGCCAGTATGGTACCAACATCCTATGAAAGAGTGTCTACTATGGGAACAGCAACTTTATGGAAAATGTTAATGCTGGCCTGGTCATATCATAGAGGTTTGTCGGTACCAGCAAAAGACTCTAAAAGACCCTTTGTCGGAGGGCTGTCAAGACTGGTAAAAACCGGATACTCTACAAACGTACTTAAATTAGACTTTAGTTCACTATACCCATCAATACAATTAGTCCATAACGTCTTTCCAGAATGTGACGTAACTCACGCTATGAAAGGTATGTTAAAATATTTTAGGGATACTAGAATTAGGTATAAAAATCTAGCTTCAGAATACTATAGCACCGACAAAAAGAAATCAGAATCTTTCGGGAGAAAACAATTACCTATTAAAATTTTTATAAATTCTATGTTTGGTTCTCTTTCAGCCCCACAAGTTTTTCCTTGGGGTGATATGGACATGGGAGAAAAGGTTACTTGTACAGCGAGACAATATCTTAGACAAATGGTTAGGTTTTTTATGAAAAAAGGTTACGACCCTTTAGTTATGGATACTGACGGTGTTAACTTTTCATGCCCTTCTGATGTTGAGGACCGTTCTTACGTTGGTTTAGGTGACAATGGTCTTGTAGACAAGGGAAAACATTATCAAGGAAGTGAAGCTGACGTTGCTGAGTATAACGATTTATTTATGAGGGGAGAAATGGGGTTAGATACGGACGGACAATGGCCTTCCTGTATTAATGTAGCTAGAAAAAATTACGCATTATTAATGCCAAGTGGGGTTGTCAAATTAACAGGTAATTCCATCAAATCTAAAAAAATTCAAGGGTATCTAGAAACTTTTATAGATAAGGGTTTAAGAATGTTATTAGAAGGTAATGGTGCAAATTTTGTGGAGTACTACTATGAGTATCTACAGAAAATATACGATAGAGATATCTTACTAGCAAAAATAGCTAATAAATCTAGGATAAAACAAACAATCGAGTCCTACAAAAAAAGGTGTACAAAAAGAACTAAGTCTGGTAGTTTAATGGCTAGACAAGCACATATGGAATTAGTTATAGCTAATAATGTACAGGTTTCTTTAGGTGATACCATTTATTATGTTAATAATGGTAAAGCTATGTCTCATGGTGATGTACAAAGAAAAAAGAAAAAAGATGGGACAGAAGAGATAGTATTAAACTCTTATTTAATATCAGAAAATGATTTAGAAAACGGGATGAAAGGTGAATATAACGTACCAAGGTATATAAACACATTTAATAAAAGAGTCGAACCTTTATTGGTGTGTTTCCAACCAGAGGTTAGGGAGTCACTAATTAAGAAAAACCCTGAAGATAGGGAGTATTATACTAAGAGTCAGTGTGAGTTAATAAATGGAATACCTAGAAAAAAAGGTGACCAGGACGAATTAGAAGATATTTTAACACTTTCTCCTGAAGAAGAGTTATATTGGAAAAAAACACAAGTGAGTGAAAATTATTTTATGGAAGAGTTAAACATCCTTGAGACCATCTGAACTAGTTATAATCCAATAACCTAGTTCACCAACAAAAACAAACTCCACACAACTATCACCACCCAATTCTATAGATTCCCATTTACCGTCTATTTTTCCTTTATCAGGTATAACTTCGCAAGAAGATAATGATTTAATTTTTATTTTAGTGTCATTATTTGAGTTTAGTGTTATAGTTGATTTTTGTGAAGCCACTATCAAATATTCACCATTTGTTGTGTAATTACCGTTAACTACCTTTGTTTTTGTATCAGTTTCTTTAGTTTCACCATATAAAAAGTTATCCCTAACATGTAAGTCCTGTATTAATTTAAGTAGAGCTACCGACAACATCTTATACTCGATATTGTCAGGTCTATTTTTCTGGTCATATATAACCAACTCTTTAAATCCAGCTTCATGTAACATCTCTGCTATTAAACCATACCCACTACCCCCACCACCAATATAATCAAAAAAGTAAGCTGGAATTTCTAATAACTTATTATACCTGTAATCTTTTACTCTAACTAGGTTAGTTTTATATCTTAATGAAGATGGTAAAGCTCTAACAACATTACCAGAAGTATCTATTGATAAATCATAATGACTATTACCTAACTGACCGGCATATAACAAATCTCTATAATTAATTTGTAGTGTACTTGCACTAATACCTGGGTTTACAGTTCCTCCAGTATGAGGACTCATTGGTACTTGTCCTATGGACATAACTCCTGTTATTCCACTTGTACCAGAAAAAGCTGTTATAGCAACTGCTGAGGTACCAGAAGTTTGGTCAAAACCACCCACCATAAATGTATATCCTGTAGACAAAGGTCTACATTGTGGACATCCACCAGCACTAAGAGCCTTTGTCCAACTAGGTGTGTGAGCACTAAACACACCACCAACCGACAAATGTTGTGAAAATTCAGATGAACCTGAAAACTTCCCAACAGTATCCTTTTTTTGATTTAATTGTCTACTATAATCTACTTTAGTGAAAAATCCCATATCTTATATTACATACATTGTTCCCGGATTCATAGGTCTAAACCCTAAAGATTTATTTAAGTTTTCAGCTTCTAAAGCTTTTCGTTCTAACATTTTATCATTTCTTAACCTCTCTAATCTCGCCATTAATTCTTCTATTAATTTAGATACTTCATCTTTGGATTCGGTTAGTAAGTCGGTATATTCCATAGTTAATTCCGAATCTGGTGTCTTAAGATTACCACTAAACTTACCCCTAACTCTTCCTAACATTTCTTTAGCTTTAGCAAAAAAATACCTTCGGACCCAAGCCTGTGCTGGGGTATTAAGTTCAGTATATGTCATTTCTTCGAAGTCAACATCACTAGGTAATAAAATTATATCTTTATTTGCGTCTAAACAATCATCCCTATTTTCCGGACCAGCATCATAATACCAATACCAAACCCTATGTCTGTTTACTGCCACATTACCAAAATCAAACCTACCTCCTGGTACATTATATAAATGTAAGTACTTTACACCATGAACCCCACCAGCACCAGCAGTAATTCTGTAAGTCATGTCACCACCTATAATTCTATTTTTTAAATTTCTATCTTGCATTCTTAGTAGAACATCGAAAGCGGGCATTAAGAAATAGGAACCTTGTATCCCCATTTGAGCAAACCCACCTGGTCCACCCATACCCATACCACCACCCATACCACCAAAAGCACCTAAAAATGGGTCAATAAAAGCTTCGTTTAGTTCAGCTCTTTGGTACCACATTATTTCATTAATTTCTCTTCCCGCTGGTATTTGATAAATTTGTGTGTTAGCAGTTAATGTTATATAATCTTGTTTGAGTTGGTATGGTCCACCTGCTTGTAAACCAACTATTTTAGAATAAGCGTAGGTAAAAGAAGTTTCAAAATCCAAATCTCTTGTTAAAAACGCGTTAGTCAGTGATATGACATCCATGTCTTGTCCGTACAATGAAGACCACTGATTCTCGATTAACCAGTCCTGTACGTATTGACCATAATCTAATATGGCTATTTCTAATGCCGTATCCAACATTTCGTCTTCTAACTCAACACCCCTAATAGGTGCACCTAATAAGTGTTTTACTTGAGTAAATAACTTTTCTCTTTTTGCTGGGTCTATTGTTGTCGACATAGTATATCCTTTTTATATAAATACTTAGAAGTTGGCATTAAAAAAAGGTCCCATAAGGACCTTTAGTAAAATATGTTATAAATAATTATTTTTTTTCTTTAACAACTCGTTCCACAATCCTTTTTAAAGTAGATTCAGTTATCTTAACAACCTTACTCTCTTTTAATCCCTCGAATGCGTTATACATTTTTCCGTGACCCTCAGACTGTTCGTTTTTCTTCTCAACCTCTTTCTCCTGTTCCCTATCTTTTTCAGTCATTTCGGTATCAACCATGTCTTCATATATATCCTCTATATGTCTAGCGGCAGTCTTAATTTTTTTTAAATCACTAAAACTTAATGTGTCTTCTCCAGATTTGTGACCTACTAGTAAAGATTTAAGGGATTTTAAAGCTTTATAAGCTTTTTTTAACTCGGATTTGATGTCAGCCTTAGATTCTGTTAGGGTAGTAAGCCCTTTTCTAAGTTGTTTTTTTGTGAATTCTTTTTTATTCATAACAATTGTTTTTTTATATAAATATACGTAAAAGTCGCTTTTTACAAACCTAATAGAATTTCTCCTAAAATATCCTCTTCATTAATATTGTCACCCATAACAGTATCTATTACTGATTTCTTTTTATTAACTAATTCATATATGGTTCTTTCTATGGTATTATCGTATATTGGGTAGATACAGGAAACTTTTTTGTCTTGCCCTATTCTAAAAGCTCTATCCTCACATTGGGACATGTCGGAAGGAACAAATGATAAGTCATTAAAAATCACAACTTCAGCCGCGGTTAAAGTAATTCCCACCCCAGCCGCTTTAACATTGCCAATAAAAACCCTAACTTTATCGTCATTTTGAAATCGGTCAACACTCTTCTGTCTATCTTCTTTTTTCATAGCACCATTAAGAATTACAGATTCTTTTTTATATTTTTCATGTAGTGTCATTAACGGTTCTGTAAAATTAGTAAAAACAATAACTTTTTTGTCTTGTTGTAGGCACTGTTCTATTAACTGTGTTGTTTCCTTTACCTTTTCTAAAGCTATAATTTGTCTAACCTTCATTAGTTTTGATAATTGTATGGATAATCCCTTGCCTTTATTTTGTCTTCTCCAATCAAGATACTCACCCATCTCATCCTCATAAGTCTTTGATTTTAGTTCCATGTGGATGGGGGTTATGATTTTATCTGGTAGGTCCAAAACATCCTCCTTCAACCTACGTAAAACTTTATCGTTTGTTTTATCACGTAATTCCTCAAGATTAGTAGCTCCAAAAGTTAACCAAATTTTTCTATATCCCCTAAAAATTTGTTTACCATCACAATATCTCCTAACGTAACTAATCCAATTATTAGCAACTCGTGAACCAACAATCTTTAATAAATTATAATAATTCATGGGTCTAGATGTCATAGGGGTGCCGGATAATAACCATAACCTATCTATTCTAGAGGTTAAATTATTAACTAATTTAGTTCTTTGAGCTTTTCCATTTGACACGTAATGTGCTTCATCTATTATGACCAAATCAAACTTAGAATCCATAATTTGTTTTTTCTTGTCTTTATCCTTAGGTAGTGAATGGAAATTTTTAAGTATATCGTAGTTAATTATTACGTATTTACCATCTACCCATTTTTTACCTTCCACTATACCCACAGAGTCGTTAGTGTAATTTTCTATTTCTCTTTGCCAGTTTACCTTTAAAGAGGCGGGACAAATAATTAAAACTTTTTTTACCCCACAACTTATACTCGCCATAATAGCAGAGCTAGTTTTACCTAAACCCATATCATCTGCTAGGATATATTTTTTATTTGAAACTAACTTAGTTATAGCTGTTTTTTGGTGCTCGAACGGTGGACGATGAGAAAACTCAGTAAAATCTACCACCACATCAGGATTAGCTCTGGGTATAATTTGATTCTTAGGGACCCAAAAAGAACTAAGGGTGTCCGACTCAATTACTTTACCCCAAACATGGTAAGCTTTCTCCGTATCACTTAACAACTTTTCAATCCAAATAGATGTTGGGGGTTTTTGTAAAAATTTTGTAGACATGTATTCTTTAGATAGGTAATCATCTATATCCATCCATAATCGTACAACCTTAGGTTTTTCACTGTAATTTTTAATTATGTAATCGGATTGTGACCTTGTTAGTGTAAAAGTTTTACTATTAAGCATACTATTTCTAAAGCCTATAATATAGTTATTGGCTCCACTATAATCAGCTAATAAATTCTTAGCTTTAATTTCAGGTGGGAAATTTTCCATATTAAAAATATAATAAAAAGAAAAAAGAAAGACAAATTGTATTTATAATAAAAGTACATATTAATATGGCAAATAAAAAAATACCGATTACCAGGATATCAAAATTTTTTGGGTCAGAGGATTTCCAACTAGAACAGGACATAGGTATGGAATGGTTACATGGAGACCTACACTTTAATTTAGTTCTATTCAGGGTGGACCAAAAACTTTCTGATGTGGACGACGTGTATGGAGAGTCCGGACCAGAAGAGATAAGATATAAACCACCAGTAGAATTTAAAGCATATGTAAAAATAGACCAACCCAAAATGGATACCTACGCTGGTGGTTTGGTTAAAGACTTAGAGCCGGGTAATATGACTTTAGGTGTGTATATGAAACATTTGGTTGAGTTAAATGTTGATATTAATTATGGGGATTATATTGGCTACGCGGAAACAGAAGATAAGATGAGATACTATACTGTGACTAATGACGGTAGGGTAACCTCAGATAATGCACACACAATAGGTGGGTACAAGGCTTTCTATAGGACTATAATATGTGCTTATGTTAGTCCAAACGAATTTAAAGGAATATAATGTCATTACCTAAAAAAATAAAAAAGAATCTGAATATTGCTCCCGGACCAGTACAACCACACTACCCTGATGGGTACAACGGTATTACAACACCGAACAGAAGAAGAGAACTTGCGGATTTAATAAATGATGACGGAACGTACTTACCAAAATCTATATTACACGCGGACCTGGACAGAGGGATGTTAGACTTTGTAGAAGAACAACTCAAAACCACAACTAACGGTAAAAAAATAAACGTAATAGATAGGATTTTAACATTACAAAGATGGGCTGAATTTTCACAAACCTGGAAATTTAGTACTTCAGATAAAAACGTAGACCTACCTTTTATAGTTGTTGTCCGTAAACCAGACGTTCAATACGGAACTAACCCTGCCTTACAATATACTATACCAGATAGAAAACAGTTTCATTATGCCAAAGTTCCTACTTGGGACGGTAATAGAAAAGGTTATGACATATACACGATACCCCAACCAGTACCAGTAGACATTACATATGATGTAAAAATAATATGTAATAGGATGAGAGAATTAAACCAATTTAATAGAGTCACACTACAAAAATTTACGTCAAAACAAGCTTATACATTTGTAAAAGGACACTACATTCCAATAGTTATGAACTCTATAGGTGATGAAAGTAAAATAGATACTGAAGAGAGAAGGTACTACCAACAAAACTACCAGTTCCAATTACAGGGGTTTTTACTAGATGAGGAGGAGTTTGAAGTTAAACCAGCAATTAGTAGAAGTTTAGTTATGTTTGGGTTTGACACAAAAAATCCAATGAGAGACCCTAGAAATCTAGGACCAAAAAACCCAGACACTGTTAGACGGGTTGTAACCTTTGACACCCAAGGTGTAATTAACGACAGTGAAACTATAATTTATGAATATAAAAATGACATAAGTGTTTTAAGAGTAACTAATATGGTTAGCTTTAGTTTTAAGATAAATGGGGTAGTTGCTGACCTACCAATACTAGTGAACCCTACAGATGTTTTAACTATAGCAATCGTTAAACAAAGTATAGGTGTACCATCTACTATGACATTACAAGAAAAAATAGTTAGATAAGTTATTCTTCACCATAAATATCTTTTTTAATTTTACACTTTTCTTTTATAATTTTTTCTACAAAAGCAAACATTTTTAATCCATGTTCACTACAGTACGCCTTTAATAAAGAATGGACATCTACACTAATTTTTAAATTTTTAATTTTTTGTTTTTTATATTCTGAGGACATTATAAAGGATATTTTTATAATAATTAGGTTAGAGTGTGAAAAAAGTGTGAAAATTTTCATACTCTTTACTAAATAACCACTTTTAACTAATAACTTTTGTCAATAGCCCAGGTATTTATATTGTAAAGAAATAATAATTTTTTAAAAAATTTAATACAATATGGCAAATAGTGGAAATAGAGTTTTTGTATCACCAGGAGTGTATACATCTGAAAAAGATTTAAGTTTTGTAGCACAAAGTGTGGGTGTTACAACATTAGGGTTAGTTGGTGAAGCCCTTAAGGGTCCAGCTTTCGAACCGATATTCATCAAAAACTACGATGATTTTATAACTAGGTTTGGTGGGACATCCCCAACAACATATGTAGACTCTCAATTACCTAAGTACGAATTGGGGTATATAGCTAAATCCTATCTTAGTCAATCAAATCAATTGTTTGTTACTAGGGTACTTGGTATTAGTGGTTACGATGCGGGACCTTCTTGGTCAGTACAAACTATAGGTGCTATAGATGCTACAACATTTAATCCAGGAATTACAGCTACCACATCTATTCCTTTCTTTATTCCAATGACAGGAGCAGGTTCAACAATAGGTGAAGCAATATATAGTAATCTTGCCGGTTCAACGGACTTTGCAAGTTCTCTTCCATGGGAAATAGCCACACATTTTAACGACACATTAACTTTAAATAATGGTACAACATTACCAACACTAACCAATAGTTTATCCACTTGGTTTAGTTCTACCTTAAATACAGGTAACGTACCAAACACTTGTACATTAGGTTCAGCTGGTACAGAATGTACTGTTACGGCAGGTACATCAAATGGTAGTATTTACCAATACGGACCAATTCCAAATGGTAACATGTTAATAGCTACGGCTACAACATTAAGTGCTTTACACGCTTCTGGAAGTACGGTTCCTACACAAAATAATGTTGGGGGTACTTCTATTATATCTAACGTTTTAGGTACAAATGATACAGCTTTAACCACCGGAGGATATCCAAATGAATCTTGGTACTATGGATTATTTGATTACACAGGGTCTACCGCTTGTTGTAGTGGTACAACCTATTCAGGTGCATCGTACCAACTATATCTTTCAGCTTATACAGAAGGTTCTGGTATTTCTAGATATATTGGTAGTCCAGCTACTGGTAGAGTACCTTTAGCTACTGGAACAACAACTATGTTAGGTGCTACTGGGGTTACAGTTTATTCTGGTGTTGCTGTAGTAGATTATGTATCTTATTATGGTGTTAAAGCTTTAGCTGACTATGATAATATGGTGGTATTAACTTTAAGGTCAAGAGGTATAAGTGATTTAAATAGTGGTGGACCAAATTATGACGTAAGTGCCAACACTATGGTGTTTGATTGTTCGGGAACTTATAGTAAAGTATTAGAAGACCCATTTGCATCATTCGGACTTAGTGCTAGAACAAACGCTGGTAACAACTACGCGTTTAAAGTGGATATGACATCCACATCTAAAGAATACGCACCAAGAGTGTTAGGTACAAGTCCTTTTGATAAAAAGAGAGAAGAGGTTCCAGTATTCGTAGAGGAGGCATACCCTAATTTATTATTAGATGGTTATAGAAGAGGTAAAATTAGAGGGTTACAATGTTGTTTAACTTATTTACCTGGAGCTAGAACTGGAAATTCAGCTTTAACGTCTATCGGTTGGAATATGACACAATGGCAAACTCCATCGACACCTTGGGTAGTTAGTGAACTACAAGGTACTGATGTATTTAGATTATTTAAGTTTATCTCCATATCAGATGGTAGTAACGCTAATAGAGAGTATAAAGTTTCTATCGCTAACCTTTCTTTTGAGAGGGGAGAGTTTGATATTTTAGTGAGAGACTTTAACGATACAGACGCAAGACCAAACGTATTAGAAAAATTTACTAGATGTAGTATGGACCCAACAAGGGTATCATTTGTGGGTAGAAAAATTGGTACATCAACAGGAGAATTTGCTTTAAACTCTAACTATATTATGTTACAGTTAGGTGATGGTGTACTTGATGGTACATATACTGGTTCGTTACCTTGTGGGTTTGAAGGTTACAGATTTAGAAAATATAGTACATGTGCTATAAATCCATTTATACAATATAAAACTAAGTACTACAACCCAGGTGAGGTTGTTTATGACCCACCATTTGGTACTGGTACAGTAAATAACCAAATAAGAAGTGGAGGTGATAATATATCTAGAACTTACTTAGGTATTTCCGATACCCAAGGTGCTGCTTACGATAACGACTTCTTTGATTTTAAAGGTAGAGTTACACCTTCTAGTGTTTGTACTGGTACTGAAGGAGCTTACTGGGATGTCATTACTCAAGGATTCCACATGGATTCTGGAGCGACAGTTGTCATTGGTGGTGTAGCGGGTTACTTACCATGGGCAAACACAACACTTAACGGAAAACCAGTATTCCAGGTTGGAGCTGGTAAGTTTAGAAGTGAACCAAAATTAAGCACTAACCCATATAAAAAACTTAGGTCTCGTAAATTTACATTAGCCCCACATGATGGTTTTGATGGTTGGGACATATACAGAAAAACTAGGTCTAACACGGATGATTATAGATTAGGTTTAACCGGTTACCTTAATGGGGCTTGTGTAACAACAGACTTCCCAACAGCAAAAGGAGCTGGGACATTTAAAGCTTTAAGTTCAACGGAAGGAAATACTGATTATTACGCTTATCTAAGAGGTATAGCGGAATTTAGTAATCCAGAAGCTGTAGACATTAATGTGTTCGCTACACCAGGAATTGATTATGTAGATAATTTAGGGTTGGTTAATGAAGCAATAGATATGGTAGAACAGGATAGAGCTGATTCACTATATGTAGCGACAACACCTGATTATAACATGTTTGTTAAAAACACTAATACACCTACAGACCAAGTTACACCTACAGAAGCTGTAAATAATTTAGAGGACTCACTGATAGACTCTAACTATACTACAACTTATTATCCTTGGATACAGGTAAGAGACACAGCTAACAATAAACAATTATATATACCACCAACAGCGGAGGTTATGAGAAATATAGCTTTAACAGATAATATAGCGTTCCCATGGTTTGCATCTGCTGGATATACTAGAGGTTTAGTACAAGCAGTAAGAGCTAGAAAGAAATTAACTTTAGACGAAAGAGACACCCTTTATGTGGGTAGACTTAACCCAATCGCGACATTTAGTGATACGGGACCAATTATCTGGGGTAATAAAACCTTACAAATTGCAGAATCGGCATTAGATAGGGTAAATGTTAGAAGACTGTTACTACAAACAAGAAAATTAATTTCAGCTGTCGCGGTAAGATTAATATTTGAGCAAAATGATGAAATAGTTAGACAACAATTCCTAGACCTAGTGAATCCAATACTAGATTCTATTAGAAGAGATAGAGGTTTAACAGACTTTAGAGTCGTTCTTTCAAACGACCCACAAGAAATAGATAGAAATGAAATGAACGGTAAGATATACATCAAACCAACCAGAGCTTTAGAATATATCTTTGTTGAGTTCTTGATAACACCTACGGGGGCATCTTTTGAGGATGTATAGTATTTATAAATAAAAAATTAATATGAGATTTAATAAAAAAGTAATAAGTGAGGGTTTAAATAACCCACTCAGTAAAAAGAAAGTTTTTACGGAAGGAAAAAAACAAAATGTTATCCTTAGTGAAGACCAACTAGATAGGTTATTGTCTCATTTAAATGAGTCTAAGAAAAAATCTATAGGGTTAATTATTAAAAATAGTTACAGTATAATACGTGAATCTATTAAAAACGAAGGTTTAGATTTAAACATAGAAGATTACTCTGATAGTTTAATTGAGGAGGGTTTTAATACTGGTGGGTATAATCGTGGAGTTGCGGCTGGTGAAGGGATAGAAAATGTTATTAATGGCGTAAAGAAAGCCTATGACATGATTAAAGATAGTGATACTAGAAAAAAATTAGCTAATTCTATAACTAAACTAGGTAATTTTATGACTATCACAGCTGACGCAATCGCTTCAGGAAGAGACCAAAGAAGTATGTCTAACCCAGATTCATTAAGAGACCCACTTCCATACCCAGAATTGGATGAAGAAATGGAAGAACAAACTACAGCAGCATCATCAGGAGCTTATTCCGCACCTTTAGAGTTTACCGAAGGGAAAAAGAAAGACCATGATGGTGATGGGGATATAGATTCGGATGATTATTTAGCAGCAAAGGATAAAGCTATTAAAAAATCTATGAAAGAAGATTCTGGTCATGATGAAGCAATGAATTACGGTAGGGATGAGGGTCATGATGATAAAGAACTTTATGATTTAAAACATGATGGTGGTGGTGAAGACCATATAGAAGATTTAGAAGATGATATGGAATACGACCATATTCATGACTCAGAAAACTTAGAAGAATCTAAAAAAGAAAAAGAAAAATTAATCCAAGAGGATATTAAAAGAATGAAAGAAATAATAAAACCAATATCAAAAATATAAAAATGAAAAAAATAAAATTAAAAGAATCAGATTTAATTAACCTTATTGAAAAATTGGTTAAAGAAAATTTTGCGATGGGAGCCACGAAAGGAAATGGGCAAAACTTAGGTATGTTTGGAACACCAACTTCAAAGTATAAAGACCTTCTAGAAAAAGAAGATATGGAAGAAACTGAAGATATGGATGAGATGGAAATGGATGAAATGGAAACCAAAGAGGGACATAAAGGTTATAAAAAAATGGACCATGAAGATAGAAATGAGTTTGGTGGTAGGAAATCCAGAGTAGTTGGTGTAGATTCAGATATAAACAAACAAAGAATGGGTGAATCAAAAAAGAAGACTCTTAAACTTACAGAAAGTCAACTTATTAATATGATAGAAAAGGTTATCAAACAAAAAAATAAATAAATTTTGAAAAATATATTTAACTTAAACGAAGAAGAAAAGAATATAATAAGAGGCTTGCATAATATTAATGAACAAGAGCTTCCCTTCCCAGACCCCACTTCTAAAGTATCTATATCCACTCAAATTGAAGAGACAAGTAAAGATGAACTACTAGAAAATATGTTAGTACAATCCCAAAGATTAACAAGATATATAGAGGGTTCAAAAAGCGGAAGAGGTAATTGGTCAGTTGAAGACTTAAAAAGTATACAAACATCTTTGAATGAGAATATAGGAGAGTTACTAACTTTTTTAGAATCTAAAACAAGAAAATTTCCAGATAAAGTTAATGAATCGAAACAGTCACTTAATGAATCAGGAGATAGAATAACCCAAAGTTCGATGGAAAGATATATGGACAAGAAATTTCAAGATGTATTCAATATGATTTCAAAGTATAGTTCTAAGACTACTGGTGGAGGTATGAATGTAAAATAATTATTATTTATAGATATATAATTTAAGGTCCTTTTATAGGACCTTTTTTATTCTACTAATTTACCCCCATTTAACAATATTAAAATTAATATCATTGGTGCTAATAAGGGAGCTTTGATAATGTGTGAGATAATATAAAGTACAAACCATTTAGTACTTGGGTTATCACCACGTCTAGACTCAAATGATAAATAACCATCTCGTATATTATCTTCATTTATTATTAAGAAAATAAACATTAGTATTTGTGAAACTATAAGATAAGATAAGATATATTCTAACATAATTTTTTTTTTAAAGGTTAAACATCTATTAATATATACGAGTTTTATACTACAAAGTTACAATAATTAATTGACATATCCAAGAATTCCTCGATAAATTCCATATTCCATCTCCACACCAAACACCACAGTCATACCATTAAAGTACAAAAAAGAGTAAGAACCGTCAAACCCACCCAACTTATATACTTGGCCATACTCAGTACTAACTAAGTCCAAGATTATATATTCATTACTGTATTCATCATAACTTAATAACTCTACCCTGGTAACATTAACCTGATTATTAATAGTGTCTATCACAATTGTGTGGGTATACTCATCACCCCAAGAAGTAACATTAACAAAATTAGGATTAAAATTTTGATTTAACTGGTTACTGTCTATAGTGTTTATAGTGACGTAATAATTATCGTTTTTTAAGTTTATTGTCTGAGAGAATAAAGTTAGTGGTAATAGTAGTAATATTAGTAATAGATTTTTCATTGTTTTTTAAATTTTAATTTAGTGTAGTAGTAAGAGTTGTAACCATTTATGTTTTCGTAAGTGTGTTGCACTTCAACAGACACCAACGTATTATGTGGATTAATCATTTTATAATGTATCGGTCTAGACGAGCCACCAATTTGTTGTGGGCCAACCATATTCTCCAATACAGTTATATTGTTGGTGGTGACATTTAAACCATATGGGGTAATACTATCACCATCTAATATAAATAAACCTATGCCTGGGGTGTTTTCGGGGTAGTTAAATGACCAAGTAGTCTCATTCAATACAATATCTTCAAATTCGTAATAAGAACCCCCATAACGTAAACTGTTTGTGTTTGTATAACTGAAAAGAAATAAACTATCTGTTAGGTTAAAATCTAAATTAGTTACATACATTACAGCGTCTTTAAGTACCCACACCCCCTCCAATTCACCTAAAGTTATAAATGTAGTTGTATCTTGGGTTGTTGGGTATGTGTTGGTACACTCTATTTGGAAATTTTCTTTTTCACAAGAAGTTAGTGTTAAAAGTACTATAAATAAGTTTATTAATTTTTTCATACTACAAAGATAAACAAAATAAACGAATAAACAAAATTAATTCATATTTATTATAGATGAAGAACATTATTATAACAAAAGAACAATTTTTAAGTGTTAGTAAAATACTTAAAGAAAATATGACCAACCCAAATACTATGAGAGCTTATTCTTTTGATTGGGATGATAATATTATTATGATGCCCACAACTATAAAAATGTTGAAACGGGTTGGTGATGGTTGGGATAATGTAGAGGTGGGCACTGACGAGTTTGCTTCTATAAGAAATGATGATAACTATAAATTGGATGATGACGCATTTAGTAATTTTATAAATGATGAGTCTTTTATGACAGACTTAGAAAAAGCTTTAACAACAAAATCTTTTGCCCCATCATTTAATAAGTTTAAAGAAGCTCTTATTTACGGTAACCCAATATCAATTATAACAGCCAGAGGACATAAACCAGAAACCTTAAGAAAGGGTATGGATTTGGTAATTTCATATACGTTTAGTGAAGATGAATTAGCTGATATGATTGATAACATTCAACAACAAATACCTGAATTAGATGGTGAAAATGCTGAAACCATAATAAAATCTTACTTAGACAGTCATGATTATCACCCAGTAACATCATCCTCTTTTACTGATAGGTTTGGTTTAGAAAGTGGGTCTGCCGCTAATCCAGAAGAAAATAAAAAAGTAGCCTTAAGGGACTACGTTACAAAAATAGTAGCTAAAGCTGGTGAAATGGTAAATACCGAATATAATAAATTGTCAGTTGGGTTTAGTGACGATGACTTAGGCAATATCAATGCTATAGTACCCTTCATCCAAAATGTATTACAATCAGAATTTCCGGAAGTAGATTTTGTGGTGTATGATACTTCCGAAGGTGGAATGAATAAAATAATATTAAAACAGGTAAATTAAACATTTTTTTAATTACCTATATATTTATAGTATATAATAAAAAAGTAAAAACAAAAATTAAAAAGATATGGCTGACTTATTAATGAAAATGCCTATTCCTTATGAACCAAAGAAAAAGAATAGATTTATTCTTAGATTCGACTCTTCCTTGGGAATTAATGAATGGTACGTAGAAAGTACTTCTAGACCACAGGTAACAATTAACTCTGTAGAAGTACCGTTCCTTAACACCTCTACTTATGTAGCTGGGAGATTTACATGGAACACAATAAATGTAACATTTAGAGACCCGATAGGACCATCAGCGTCACAAGCTCTTATGGAGTGGGTTAGATTACACGCGGAATCAGTAACTGGTAGAATGGGTTATGCTGCGGGGTATAAGAAAAACATAGACTTAGAGATGTTAGACCCTACAGGTGTTGTTGTTGAGAAATGGATAATGCAAGGAACGTTCCTTACTGATGTTAATTTCGATAGTTTGGGGTATAGTGATGACGGTTTAGCGACAATTTCAGCCACGTTGCGTCCGGATAGATGTATTCTAGTCTACTAATTTAAATTTAAAATATCAATATAAAAGTCCTCTTACGGGGACTTTTTTTGTTAATAAAAAGTAAGTAAAAAGACTATTTACTTTAAATTTAAAATAACCATATTATATAGTAAGCAAATATAAAAGCTTTAAAATAATATGTTTATATATTTACAATTATAATATAATAATTAATTTATAACTAATGCAAGAGCAATTTAAACCACAAGAGTCGATTTTACCTTATGATGTAGTAACACTACCATCCGAAGGAATCTACTACCCAAACAAAAAGAAGTCAGTAAAAGTAACCTACTTAAACGCGTCCGATGAAAACTTATTAGCTTCAGTAGCAGCTAGAGAGAACGATTTGGTGGATACCCTATTACAGAGAAAAATTTTAGATAAAGATATTTTAGTTGCTGATATGGCAGAATGTGATAAAGAAGCTGTATTGGTTTTTTTAAGGAATACCGCTTTTGGTCCTGAATATAAGATTAAACTTAAAGATTCTACTACAAATAAAGAATTTGAACATACAATAGATTTATCGGTTTTAAAAACTAAAGACCTAAAGGTAACTTTGGATGAAAACAACGAGTTTGAGTTCCACCTCCAAAAATGTAATAAAAAATGTAGACTAACTTTTTTAAAACCAGCACAGAGTAAACTTTTAAAGGAGATTGACGAACAAAACAAAGACAATATAAACAACCCTTACATGACTAAACAATTAGAAATGATAATTAAGGAGATAGATGGTAACAGAGACGGTATGACGATAGCACAGTTCATCCAGACAATGCCAATAATGGATTCACAATCAATCCGAAAAGTAATCAGAGAGAACACACCCGAAATAGATTTAACAATACCGGTAACTACACCTTCAGGTACCGAAATGAATGTTAGAATCGTTTTTGGTGTTGAGTTTTTTCGTCCTTTCTACGGCATATAGGAATGCCCTATTACAAGAGTTTTACTACCTAATGAGACACCTTAACGTTGGTTGGGGTGATTTATTAACGATGCCAACCTTTGAAAGAAGATTTTACATCACCACACTATCTAATGAATTTACAAAAAAGAATGAACTTATAGAACAAGCTAAAAACAAGAGTAAAATGAGGTAATAACTATTTATAATAAAATGGTTAATTATGTCTAACTTCTTAAAACAATTACTTGTTGAAAAAATCTTGTCGGGTTCTAAACCCTACATAGCCTTTCATCCGGAATCAGGAGTACCGATAGGTATCTTTAATACCAAAGATGAACCCAACAAAAAAGCCAGAGTAAAATCCATAAAACTTTATGGAAAAAAAGGTAATCCTATTTCTTACCTAATTGCAAAATTATTAGGTGTAGAAAACCCAATCCCATCATACATTGTATTACAGGACCAAAATGGTAACCCAGTTAGTATGAATGACTTATTTGCTGATTCTGACTTTCAAAGACAGTTAAGAAGAAGTGGGTATTCACAGGATACGGGACCACAAGCTACAACGACTAATTTCCAAATGTTTGAAACCTTAGCTAAAGATAGAATACCAAAAGACAGAATAGGTGTTGGTGAGTTAGAAAAAATGATACAACTAACTAAGGACCTAATCAAACCAAACGTCACTATAGCACAAAAAACTAAGTTAATGGTGGATAATATGGATACCGTACTAGATATTCTAGCCTTAGAAGATACCTTAAGGAGTGATATTTCCAGAAGTATTGGAATGTCAAACGAACAACTTTTAGATACTGTAGAGATGATAACCGAAGCTTCTCTTGAAACAGCAGAATTTAATGTTGGTGCCAATCAACTATTTGAAACATTCAAATCCATAACTAACGAAGTAGGTAGAAATTTAACAATCCAACCTTCAGTATTACAAAAAGCCTCAGTTTTAACTAAAACTTTAGAGGGTTTTGACTCAGGAGCGTTTGCAGATGCATTTGATAGAATTGGTGTGAATCTTACTGACGCTATGGGTGAAATTGATGATACAAATAGCACTATGCAAGAAATTACTGACACAGGAAGACAGTTCGGTGTTGTGATGAAAGACTTTTTAGGTGATGTAAGTGGTGAATTAAAAATGATTAATACATTTGGATTCCAGGATGGTGTTGAGGGATTATCTAGAATGGTAGCTAGAGGACAAGTCCTTGGTTTAGAAATGGGTAAAGTTAGGTCTATGGCTTTAGATTTCTTAGAACCAGAAAAAGCTATTGATTTTGCAGCACAAATGCAGGTAATTGGTGGGGCAGTAGGTGATTTAACTGACCCATTCAAATTAATGTATATGGCTACTAACGATATGGAAGGTTTAGAACTGGCAGTTATAAAGACTGCAGAAGCCGCAGTTCATTTTGATAAAGAAAAAGGTAAATTCTCCATTTCACCTGACCAAAGAAGACAATTAAAAGCACAAGCGGAACTAATGGGTATGGACTACCAGGAACTTGCAGATACTGCAATTAAAGCCGCAAAGAGAGCTAGTATATCTGACCAGTTTATGTTTGATGCTACCGATGAAGATAAAAATTTAATCGCGTCAATGGCGGAAATCACTAAAGGTGGTGTAGCTGAGGTAAGAATACCTAGTTTAGATGAAATGGTTGCTGTTGAAGATTTAACTGCAAAAGAAATGGAAGAGTTAAGAAGAGAAGGTATGACCGATTCAGACACCTATAAACAACAACTTACGGTAGCTGAAAAAGCAAATCAATATCTAGCATCTATGGACGCTATGATAAGAGTACAGCTAGCTGACCAGATGAAAGATGTTAATGTGGATAACGTAATAGAACGAGAAACACTAACCCAACAAGTAGCAGGACTTATGCCTGACATAACACAGGAGGATATGCAAACTTTAAGGGGTGGTGATATGGGTGAAATAGAAGCGTTATTAACCGATAAACTACCAGACAGTAATGACATGCAAAAATTTACAGAAATGTTTGGGAACGTACTAAATGTTTCAGATTTTATACTTTCAGACCAGGGAGTTATACAATTCCAAGAAGACGACCTATTAATTGGTGGTACTAAATTAGGTGAAACATTAGCTAATTTAGGTATGGGGGGTGCTGCAGGTGCTGACAGTTCGTCATTAGACATACTAAGTAGTATGTCAAGCCCAACACCAGGAGGTATGTCAGGTGGTAAAGGTATGGTAGAATTAACTGGGACTATAAAATTAGAAGGGGGTGGTACAGCTAGTGATGTAGACGTAAAAAGATTTATACAAAAATTAAGTGACAACTCAAATAACGTACAAGCATTGAATAATGTAATAATGAGAGCATCTAACACATAAAAATGGCAATAGGAACAAATACAGGAGTACAAAACCCATACGGGCAAGGAGAGTATAAAATTACTTTATCCAGTACAGAAACACTTAGAAAATTCTTGTTAGGTAAGAATTTACAAAGTTCTTATTTGGCAGATGGTAACCCATTACCACCACCATTTGGGGTACAAGCACCTGGTGAATTTAGTTACCAAGGACTGTCAGATAATTTTGTTATCGACCAAAAAACTGTTTTAGAAATAGGAGCTCAACAACAAACAAATTTATTTTTAGATAATAGTTATGGTCCAGATGGTGGGTATAGGGATGTAAGGTTAATAGATGTAAAAAAAGTATTACCTAGAGCACAATCAGATTATATCTCACCCAACACACTACAACCAAAAAGTTTTGTTGCTTCTGTTTACACCCCACAAGAAATTTTAGATACGGTAAACATAACCAACGGTATTGTTAACACTGTAAATGAAAAAGTATTAAACGATAGTAAATTAGTACAGGATTCTAGTGGTTACTTAAGACAAAATTTAGGTGCCTTACAAGCACAATACCTTTACGAAATAAGTGAAGATGGTTCAGCGGACGCTAACATTAGTACCGACCCAAGGTCAAATCAAATACAAGGTACCGATTTTATTTCAAGAATTTCTAATATGTATTATGGGTATTCAGATATTCCAGGAAACTACTTTCAGGAAACATTCGTACCAGATATAAACGACTTACAGTTGGATGGATTTACAGAAGGAGCCACATTCCAAAATATACAAGCAACAGCATCTGCGATAGGGGATGTTTTAGGTGGAGGACAAGGAATACCAACTAACCCATTCTCAGTACCAAACCCAAGTGATACTTTTATTAATTATATGGGTGAGGAACAACAAACCTCTCTATTTGGTTCATTAACATTTAACACGTATAGGCCCGATTATAGTAGAGTGTTTTTACAACCTGGAGTAGATAACGTAGTTCCTTTTTATTATGTAGGGTCTAAAGAAAGTGAACCAGGTAAAATACAAAGCCCAATGGGAGCTGTACCATCAGATAAATTTGGTAGGAGCACTGGAGCTTTAGTGTATGGACCATCTACACTGGCTAAAGAATTAGAAACAGTAAATGGTAGAGCACTATGGGAGTATTACAATTTTGGTTTAAGGGGTCATTCGTATATGGATGGTGGTGGTTTAGATGGTGGTTGGACTTGGTTTGGTAACTATTCTTTTGCTAGTACAAATGCACCACCAGGATATCTGTCCTCCCGTTCCCTAACAAAACCTAAAAGAAAAGGTGGGATATTAGACGAAACACAAAAATTAATAGACTCTGCTCCTTTAATGGGTGGAGCAAGAAGAAAACACGCTGGACACGCGATTGACCAAACATCCAAAATATTTAATGACGGTTATAAAGATATATCTAAAGGGTCTGGTGTTAGATTTGTAGATGAGAGTAGTGGTGTATTTGGTATTGGTGCTGGATTAAAAGTTAGAGAATTTTGTAGAACGTGGACAAAAGATAATCCGTATTATACGATGAATAATTTAGTTAGAAGTGGTGGAGTCTCAAGAGCACCAACCTCCTCAGTTATGAGTAATACGTTTAATTTAAATATCGCACCTACAACTGACGCGGCTGGAGAACCAGTTAATTTTGGACTAAAGGATGGGGAAAGTATAACAAAATATATGTTCTCTATTGAAAATTTAGCTTGGAGAGGTACCCCAGAACTCCTAGCTTTGCCACAATCTGAACAAGGACCTAACGGTGGAAGGGTTATGTGGTTTCCACCATATGATATTAATGTGGGTGACACCAACTCGGTACAATGGAACTCGGTAAACTTTTTAGGTAGACCTGACCCAGTGTATACGTACAATTATACCGAAAGAATTGGTACATTATCTTTTAAAATAGTGGTGGACCATTCATCTATAATGAACGTAATAGCACAAAAAGAATTAGACGGTGTCCCAGACTATGTTGCTGACCAAGCTCTAGAATCTTTTATAGCTGGCTGTAAAAAATATGACGTGTATGAATTGGCAAGTATATACAGTAACCTATCAATAGACAACATAAATCAATATGTTAATGAAGTTACTGCTGAATATAATAATGACCCTTTTTCATTATTTTACGATAGTACACCAAACATGCCTATTAATCCATCGGGATTAACGGAGTCTGGTGGTGGAGAAGATGCGTTTGTTAGTCAAACAGGTGGTGGGGGTGAAGATGTGATAAATGGACAGTCAGCTAGTGATGGTACCCCACTAACAGAAGAACAACAAAGTTTACAAAACAACACAAACACTGAGTCAACAGAAAGAACCCTAAACACAAATAAAATACTATCTGAATTATTAGGTGAACAAAGTTACTTTAAACATTTAGAACAAGAAGATGAGTTTGTCTATGACTCATTAAAAAGAAAATTAAAATACTTTTCCCCAGCATTTCATTCTATGACACCAGAAGGATTGAATAGTAGACTTACATTCCTACTACAATGTACTAGACCAGGAAGGACAATACCAACTAAAACAGAAGGAGGTATTGAAAATGTGGACGCTGAAAATACAGCTTTTGGTGCACCACCAATATGTGTATTAAGAATAGGTGATTTTTACCACACTAAAATCGCTATTGATTCTGTGAGTTTTAGTTATGACCCACTTCTATATGACATGAATCCAGAAGGTATTGGAATGCAACCAATGATAGCTAACGTACAAATGAACTTTAAATACATAGGTGGTCAAGGTTTAGAAAAACCGGTAAGTGAATTACAAAATGCATTATCATTTAATTTCTTTGGTAATACAGAAGTGTATGATTCTAGGTCTACCACTACCCAAGCAAAACAATCATTAACTGACGAACAAGAAATATTAAATGAGTTAGCTCCACTAGAAAATGGGTTTAACATAAACCAAACCGACCTAAATACCACTGAGGGTGGTGAAAGTGGTGGGGAAGGGTTTAACATCTCATCAACTGACATATAATAAAAATGGCAAAACAACTTAACTATAAAAATATTTTAAATTCTTTTGTGGATAGAACCAAATCATACAGCCTAGATGTTAAAAATAGACTAAGCACACTAACTTTAAATTATAATATGGGTATAACAGAAGAGTTTATGTATGATAGAAATTTTAAAAATGGAACCATAGGGTCCTATACTGGTGAATACTTAGTAGGTGTACCTAGTGGAATTTTTGAAAAAGTAGTAAATGATTACAACAAACTTAAAAGTAAAATTACTGGAGAAACCACCACAATACAAAAACAACTTAACACACTAAATCCAACAGTTAGTGAAAAAAATTACATAACCAAAGTATTACTTACACACCTAGAAAATCAATTTAGTGAGATTACTAACGAAGTTAATATGACAATTAATAGTTTAAGAGAGCAACAAAATAATTTAAGTAAAACAATAGATATTTTAAATTTTGTAACAAAAGTTAGACACGACGGCCAATTTTTAAATAGGAGTGGAGGTAGGGTGGCCGCTTTGATACTTACAGCAACAACAGAAGCTACAACATTAACAACAAATTACACAATTGCGAACGAATACTTAAGAAATTACATAAATGGATACGTAACCAATAAATTCCCACGTAACTACAGTTACGGTGAAGAATACCTATTTTTCACCAACTTAATATATACAAAAGACTTACTAACACTTAGTTTTAGTGGTAATTTCAATACCGAACTAACAAGATTAATTGATAATAGAAAAAACACTTTGTATGTGGATTTATTAAAAGTAGATAACAATAGAATCAATGGGTTAGATAAAACATTGTCAGTCGGATTTAAGGTATTATTATTGAAGTTAGTTAAATCCTGGGTTAGGTACGACATCAGTCTAATTAATGATAGAATATATAGTGGTTTGGAGGAAGGGTATAAAATATTAAATACAAATATAAAAAACTACCCGATTGATTTTAAGGTTGGGTATAGTTATAATACCGGTACAACAGCAGAAAATATAGTAAGAAATTACTTAGTAGATAGAAATAGAGGTACAGAAGATAATAAATTTAACTATAAGTTAATAACCCAACTTTACGTAGGATAAAATGGCATACTATAATCGATATAATGAATTTGTTGTTAATGGGGACTATATAATAGTACCACACATTAAAATACCCACAAAATCTACCGATAGAAAAATAGCTTACAAAGTAGGTCAAAGTAGATTAGATAAACTATCCCAACAATTTTATGGTAGCCCATATTACGGATGGTTAATATTGCAAGCGAACCCATCGTACGGGGGACAAGAATGGAATATTCCTGATAATAGTCTTATAACATTACCGTTTCCATTAATGCAATCACTACAAGATTATAAATCAAGACTGGACGAATATTTCTTATATTATGGCAGATAAACTAATAAATTCTGGAGACGTATATACAAATCCTGTAGGTGATAATGTTGTAGTCATCGACCCAAACAAAATACTTGTAAATGGTGAGGTAAAAGATAGGTTGGTTGACCAAGAAGACTTGGTTATGTACGCTAATTTATCCGCGAGAATTTTTCCCAGAAGTAAAATTTTAGCTGGTGGTGGTGCGGGTGATGAAGTTGTTATAGATGTGTTTGATGGAGAATTAAACTTCTTAAAACCAAAAGGTAAAGATTTTCTAGATTCAGATTGGACAGAGGCCTTTACAAATCCAGATATAAATAAACAAGTTAGAAAACTAAATAAAGAGGGGTTGGAGGTTTCTAGAGAAATAGAAAACCAGAACGACTTTCAAGGATTTGGGATTACCTCAATAAATGTAAAATTAAATAGTTCTTACATACCACAAGTTACTATAAATTTTACTGACATTAGGGGAAAAACACTTTTTGAACAAGCAAGGGTCAACACACCATACACAGCATTTTTTCACTTACCATACCCAACATTTTTTCTAACACTAAAAGGATTTTACGGTAAAGCGGTAAAGTATCAACTAACCTTAGAAAAATTTACCTCAAGGTTTGACCCGTCATCCGGTGACTATTTGGTAACTTGTGACTTTAAAGGAAATCATATTGCCATGCTAAGGGATATTAACATGCATGAAGCTATAACCGCACCTTACATGTACCCAAACCAAACTAACACGTTAGGTGGAATAACATCCACCAAAGGTAGAGAGGTAATGTCAGAAGTTTATAGTAGGTACAAACAAAAAAATCTATTGGATAAAGATTTTCCCGAATATACACTAGTTGAATTAATAGAAATTGTCAAAAATTTAGATAATGATTTGGGTAAACTTTACGGTAAATCTGATTTAACACAAACATCTGATAAAGTAGAGTACGATGAAACTTTAAAGAAGTTTAAGGAAGCTATAACGGGAAAAAATAGTTGGGAACAAGAGTATCTAGATAAAAGCAAAGGAATAAAAACTAAAATAAGTGTGCAAAGTAATGACGGTAGTACCGGTAACACAAAAACACTTATGGTATACCCACTTAAATTCTCTTCCCAAGCTAACAATGATGAAGACAAGCAAGCGGAAAAAGAAATATTAATACAAGGAGCCACCGAAAAACTAAACGAACTAGTGGCCAAATATGTATACCTACTAGATAAAAATCCGACATTCAGGGAAGATGGGACTTACCCAGTACAAACAGTACTTAACGATGGTAATTTTAATTTATTTGATAAGTCTTCGGTAAATAGTACGGGTGGGATATCAGTAACCCTGGTAAATGTGGATGACCAATCTAAGTTCGATGAAAACAAACCTTATTTTTTATTTAACACACATGAAAAAAGTTTTGAAAATATTATAAAAACAACCAGAAAACTATTTGAAAAACAAGCAGAAAAATTATCTGATGATATAACAACAAAACTAAATACCAAACTAGAAAAAGAAATTGGTTTCAGACCTACCATTAGAAATGTGTTTGCTATTATTTTAGCAGGAGCGGACACATTCTTAAAACTTTTAGACCAAACCCACACAGACGCTTTTAATCAACGATTTAACGAATCAAGACTTGCTATAGCAGAGAGTTCTGATGATGTAAAAGAAAATCAGATGGTTTTTCCATGGCCCCAATATTATGTGACAACTCAGGAAAATAAATGTACCACATCTTCAGTTTTAACATATCCTGGAGCAAAAGATGTGGTAGATATAACTAAAGGAGATAATAAAGTAGTGTGGCCAGAGATACACTTTGTTGAAGAATACACCAAAACAACAGCGTATAAATTTTCAGACTTCCAATTCCCAACCAGTAATGCGGCGTTAGAAAAAAACTTTACACCTATTCTTATTGGTGAATGGCCATTTATGGGTGCACCATATGAGTCGTTAGAAACTATAGACATTTGTTTTGGTATTTTAGATAGGGCTGATATGTTAACAAGGTATGGTTGGTATAACACTAGGCTACCACAAAATAATACTAAAACTGGACAAGCTCTGGAAGAACTTAGTGATTATGAATCACAAAATATATATAATTTAATTAAAGACTACCCAGACTTACTTGGTGAGATGGGCAGAATAGGAAATTATAATGAATTGGGGGCTTATTTATTGGGGTATAACAAAACCATATTCCAAACCTACATACTAAATGACGGGATATATGACCCCCAGATTTTAAGTTATGTAAAAAATAATGTGGGTACTATTAAATACGAGTCAACTAATGTATCTGTAATACCACAAGATTTTGCAAAAAATTATGAGGCCCTTAAAGAGGTAAAACACCTAAGTGGTTTTTATGACTTAGTACCAGCAGTTATTAATTCGGTTAATACAAACTACTCTAACGCTGGGTCATATTACACCGCTCCAACAACTTTAGGGGGTCCAGGTACAGTAACATTTTATAGTGTCCACGAAAGCTTATATTATGATAATACCGATACTAATATACTAAGAGATAACAATGTGTGCTATTTTACTGGAATGATACCCCAACTATGTGGTAATCGTGAAAGGAATTTTTTCTTTAATCATGGTCTAAAACCAAGAAATGAAGAGTTAAAAGACCTATCAGAACCTTATGGACAAAGTGTTTTCTACACACCACCAATAGATAATATGTATTTTGGAAATTTACTAATAACAGAAGGTCCGATAAGAATGGCAGGTAACCCAACACAAGGTAATGTTGTTAACTCTGCGGGTGGACCAAATATCAATATTAATATTGAGGATAGTGAGGAAAGAATAACTTCTATGTTAAACACCCCTTATTTTATAAATTCTATTATTGAGGGTGTTGGTGACGATAGGGTAGGTACAGCAAATGCTTATAGAAAATCAGCTTATCTTTTTTTAAATTCTTTACCACTTCCTACATTTAGAGAAAAAGTGGGAAAAAATGGCAGTCCGACCAATCCGGATGACTTACCTACATATATATCGTCATTATTTAATCAATTACCAGCAGTACACCAACTACCACTAGCTTTATTATTGAGAATTGGTTCTGTGTGGTGGAGATATAAAACAGATGTCCAAACAACTACAGACCCACTACAAAGTATGTGGGGTAATTTAGGTCGTAATAATAATTCTGGTTCACCAGCCCAAGCCTATGACACAAACACATCTAGTTTAAGTTTAGATTATACTTTTATAGAACCAGCTGTTGGTGGTTTATCCTGGGTTTACCAATCACAATCAGCAACTAATATGATGGTTGGGGTATACCCACAAGTAATTGACTGTATTCATTTTATAGCCACTGGTCAAAATGGGTATACAAATATGGGGTCCGGTCAAGTACTTAATAATATACTAGGACCTACAGCAAATTTAAACATTAGCACTAATGTAGAAATGGGTAGAAAATTAACAGATGGAACAGATATTAGTTTTCACGACGTATACCTAGACTCAAATAACATCACCAACCCAAATAATGGAGCTAGTTTTAATAACCAAGTACCACCAGAACGTTATTATATACTATATCCTTCTTCTGGTGGATTACTAAATACTGATGCCTCACTAGAAGCTATAGGTCTAAATGATGTTAATTTACATAATGGAGCCTGTAAATTATTTTGGAAAGGAGCTCACTACGGGTACTTCGCACATAGAGCTTCATTTATAGGAACACCTGGGCAATATCTTAAAAACGTAAACCCAACCACACAACATCAACCAGCTTGGAATTTTAATGATGTAGAAGTACCAAATTATAGTACTATAGAAGAATTATTTGCTGTATTTAGTAAATCACAATTAGATGAGTTTGAAAGTTTATTTTTAAGTTTTTCAGAATCTGGTGGTAGTGTAGAAGGACCACTAAGTTCCATGAAAGAATTTATAAAAGAAATTACTATAATACCAGAATCTTTTATTAGAGACAGTGCTGGAAATACTAACACTAATATAAATGATGTGATTAGTGATTATGAACCACACAATTTAGCGAACGCTCAATACAATAAACTAGTAACGGTATTAAATGCGTTTTTACTTTACCATGTAGAATACGCCCACCAAACAACAAATAACCTAGATAGTTTCCAACACGGAATGACTAGCTTTGAAGCTACTATGGGTCTAATAGGTAACAATATTAGTATTGACGATACTGAGGATAAATATAATTTTGGTAGGTATATAGATAGTGCAGTCACCATACCCCCAATAGGTTCATTCTTTGTTGGTAATCCACAAGTTTGGCAAGATGTTAGATTAAATGTTGGTAGATTCTACTCAACACCATCAGGTTCTGAACCATCAGACTTATTAGCACCCCAAGACGAATCCAACCCAATATATAAATTTTTTACAACTTGTAGAGGTGCAGAAGGGGGGATTGAGTTTACTAGTAAAAATGTGGAAATTTTCGCACCTGTAATTAGAATGTATGCTAGTTATTGTGCGACAGTATCTAACATAACAGCGGATAAATATTTAAAGATATTTGGCACTACAACTGATACCTTAGAGGTGGTTGACTATGTAGATGGGATTACTTCTAAATTACAAAAATTAATATCTACAAACATAGAAGAAAATGAGACTAGAACAGCAGACGTTACTGATGATAGACCTTCTATTGAAGCAGACAATTTAAAGTTGGAGTTGTATACAACATTTAAAACACTTAATGATAGGTGGGTAGCGGGTACAGACTTAACACAACAAACATTATTTGAAAGATTTTTATTTTTTGATAGGGCAAATAGAGATATTGGTGACGAGGCAATTATTAACATATGGGATATAATACAGTTAGATTCACCATTTGGTGGAAGTAATACCAATACACTAACACAAAGTGTCGCTAGTTACCTATCTACTATTTTAGCTAATAACTATTTTAATTTTATTCCTTTACCAGCTTACATAAACTTTTTTAATGTGGCAAACGACAACTCACAATTACAAGGAAACGCAATGTTTGGAACATTTAAAACAGTAGATTATTTAGAATCACAACCAGCGTTTTTATGTCAGTATGTTGGACCACCGTCTAGCCAACTTAAGGTGGATACACCTAATAATGGTTATAAGAATGATAGTTTTACGATGAATAGAACTGCTAACAACCCACTACTATCGGAAAATTGTGGTGACAAACAGCTCTCAAATAAAGTAATGGGATTTAATGTAGACTTCGGAATACCAAATCAAAACATATTTGAGTCTATTACTTTAGACCAATCTCAATTTCAAGACACTTCTGAAAGTTTTAAAATATTACAGGATATGGCTGATTCTGGTGGTGGGGGAGCAACATCTACCGCATCACTTTCACTATTTAACATATACTCCAATAGGTCGTATAAAGCAAGTGTGACATGTATAGGTAATGTAGCAATCCAACCAACACAATACTTCCAATTAAGATACTTACCTATGTTTAATGGACCTTATTTGATTTTAAATGTAGAACATAATATAACACCAAATAATATTGAAACCAGTTTTGAGGGTGTGAGGGTACCAATACCAACACTACCTAAAATAGATAAATTAGTACAAAGAGTTAATAAAAAGATTTACCAAAAGGCTGAACAAAGGTTTAAGGATAACTCACTAGATTTGTATTTAGATAATTTAAGTGCTACAAAAAACCAACTAAACAAAACACCACTAAATAATGGGTATGTGAATACAGAGATATTTTTTGGCAGTGACATTTTAGTGGATGACCAAGTACAATTCAATACCCCAATACCTACAAGTTATTTAAATTCACCAATAGTGGACCCAGAAGTTGTTCATTTAGGTTATGATTTTGTTCTAAATGCGGATTACGAACTACAAGCCTCTACAACTCCAGGTGTTAATGTAACCGCTTCTATAGGTGGTATAGTTATAGACATAAAGGATGGTTGTAATCCACTACAAAATTCAGATGGTTGTGGAGAATATGGAAATTACGTAGTTGTAAAAACACTAATTAATGAAAATCCAACGACCGATGATGACACATCTTATTATATTACTAGATATGCTTTTTTAAGAAAAATTATTGGGGTTAAAAAAGGAGATACTATTAGTAAACTAACACCGGAACAAACAGTAATTGGACAAATTGGTAATAGTGGATTATCCGAAGATATTCACCTACATTTTGAAATATTAAGGTATGTAAAAAAGGGACAAAAAATTATAAAACATTACTTGCAACCACAACAGATAGTGAGGGAATTTAATCAAGTAGGTCCATAATTTAATTTAAATTGACTATTATTAACTTTAGTTATATTTATTAGTATAAAGAAAAAATTTATTATTATGGTTAACGAAACATTAAAACAAAAATTAGGTAATTTTATCGGTAAAAAAACTGATAATGTTGTAGATAACGGTAACACACCACAAGGACAACAAGTTTGTGATTTAGACACTGGAATTTGTTATACTATTAGAAGTAGAGATGGGTTAATAGAAAGAGTAGAAAATTCTATCAGAGTAAACCGTAAAGTACAAGTAGAATCACCTTCAGGTGATGTAAAACAATTATTAAATGGATAATAACGTCAAAGAAGAACTACTAAGAGAATTAAATCGATTTAAAGAAATTGGACACAATTCAGACAATCTTACAGAACAAAACATGGCTGTTAACAACGGTTCAGGATTCCTAGATTCCCAAGGAGAATCAGATAGGTTAAAAGAATACACGAGTCGACAAAAAGAAATGGCTGAACAAGAAGCTGATGATGAATTAGAGTTAGGAGATGAGGGAGAAACTGAAGAGTTGGATATTCCATTAGACCCAGAAGGAGAAACCGAAGAGGATGAAATAGATACTGATATTGATACTGAAGTTGTTGATGATGAAGTGGAAATGGACACGGTTAATGATAACGAAAAAGAATTAGACGTTACTGACTTAGTTACTAAACAAGATGAAGTTAATACAGAACTTTCAGACCAGAAAGACATATTACAAAAAAATACAGAAAGTCTAGACGATTTAATGAACAAATTAAGTTCCCTAGAAACACACCTAACCTCTATGGACGATATGGTTAACAAAATATCAAACTTAGAAAAAAAGATAGAAGAATATAGACCTAGGACACCAGAAGAGAAGGTAGGTCTAAGAAAATACGATAGTGGTCCATTTAATAAAACCTTAACTGATTTTTTTACTGACAAAGAAGAAGTTTTTGACGAAACAGGTAAAAAACAATACATCTTAAAAAAAGATGATGTAGAAAATTATAGTGAAGACGACATTAAAAAAAGCTTTGACCCAACCCAAGAAGAAAACTAAAAACTAAATTAGTTTTAGTTTGACAAACCCATTTAACTTTATTATCTTTACTTATATATTGATTAATTAATTATTAAAAAAAAAATTTATGAGTAATAGTTTAGACGCGGTTTTAGCCCAATACGAAAAAAACAAACAAAGTGGTGGTTCCACAAAACCACAAATGACATCAGAAGAAAGAATGAAACAATATCTTTCGATAATGTTACCAAAAGGAACCAAACAAGGAGAAAAAAGAATTAGAATAGTACCGACAACTGACGGTTCATCACCATTTAAAGAAGTATTTTTTCACAATGTCCAAGTACAAGGAAGGTGGCAAAAACTTTATGACCCAGGAAAAGATGAAACTGGAAAACCATCCGGTGAAAGAAGCCCATTAAATGAAGTTGAAGAAGCTTTAAGATTGGCGGGTGATGCACAATCAAAAGAATTAGCACGTTCTTATCGTTCACAAAAATTTTACATCGTAAAAGTTGTAGATAGAGATAATGAAGAAGATGGTGTTAAATTTTGGAGATTTAAACATAATTGGAAAGGTGACGGACCAATCGACAAGATTATACCAATATGGAGAAATAAAGGTGACGTAACCGATATTAATGAAGGTAGAGATTTAATATTAATCTTACAAGCTGTACCATTACCAGGTGGTAGAGGTGAATATACAACAGTATCTTCAGTTATGTACGAAGACCCAGGAGTATTATCTACAGACCCAGCTCAAGCAAAAGAATGGTCAGGAGATGAAAGAACCTGGAGAGACGTATACTCACAAAAACCAGTAGAATATTTAGAAGCTATTTCTAAAGGTTTAGACCCAATATGGGACTCAGAACAAAAAAAGTATGTTTATGACGACCCTAATGGTGTACAAAATACAACACAGACAACTACTTTAGGTTCTACAAACGACCCACAAGCAAATGACCCACAATCAGAAGATTTACCATTTTAATAAGTAGATATGGCATTAAAAAAGAAAACATTTTCAGAACTGAAAAATAAATTCTCAAAGAAAGCTAACTTTAAACCAGAAAGATTTTTTGATTTAGGGAAAGCTTTCCTTGATGCTACTGGTTTACCCGGTCCAGCGATGGGACACTTACAGATGTTTTTAGGTCATTCTGATACTGGAAAAACCACAGCTTTAATAAAAGCAGCGGTTGATGCTCAAAATAAAGGGATACTACCTGTGTTGATTATTACCGAACAAAAGTGGGGTTTTGAGCACGCAAAACTTTTAGGTTTTGATTGTGAAGAAGTTGTAGATAAAACTACAGGTGAAATAGACTGGGACGGATTCTTCTTATTTAATAACGACTTCCAATACATAGAAGAAATCACCGACTACATTAACACTTTATTAGACGCACAAGATAAAGGTGAACTGGAGTACGATTTATTGTTTTTATGGGATTCTGTTGGTTCAGTACCCTGTAAAATGACGTTTGATGGAAAGGGTGGTAAAATGCACAATGCAGCTACCCTAGCTGATAAAATAGGTATGGGGTTAAACCAAAGAATAGGAAAGTCTAGAAGACAAGATTCTAAATATACAAATACATTGGTTGTGGTAAACCAACCATGGGTAGAATTGCCGGATAACCCATTTGGCCAACCTAAAATTAAAGCCAAAGGAGGAGAGTCACTATGGTTAAACTCAACACTAGTATTCAGATTTGGTAATCAAAAAAATGCTGGAACAACGAATATTTCAGCTGTAAAAGAAAAAAGAAAAGTAAAGTTTGCTACTAGAACTAAAATAACAATTATGAAAAATCATGTTAATGGTTTGGGGTATGAAGATGGGAAAATACTTATAACCCCACATGGATTTATAGCTGGTAGAGAAGTCACAGAAGAAAAAAAATCAATAGAAAATTATAAACAAGAACACGCTACCTTTTGGTCTGAACAATTAGGTGTTGGTGGTGAATTCGACTTAAAAATAGAAAAAGAAAATGACTAAATTAAAAAAAGGAAGTAAAGTAAAGGTACACTATGTTGGAACACTAAAAGATGGTACAGAATTTGACAACTCAAGAACAAGAGACCAACTATTAGAAGTTACTATAGATGATGGAAATTTATTAAAAGGGTTTAATGATACAGTTAAAAACTTACAGGTTGGTGAAAGTACTGAGGTTAGTTTAAAAGCCAAAGAAGCATATGGGGAATATGTGGATGAAGCGGTTATAAGTGTTAAAAAAGAAGAATTCCCTAAAGACTTTAAATTTGAGATAAATGGGTTCATTCAAGGGCAAGATGAAATGGGGAGACCGGTACAGGGTCAAATTGTTAAGATAGAAGAAAATACGATAAATCTAGACTTAAACCACCCCCTTGCAGGAGAAGACCTAAATTTCAACATAGAGTTAGTAGAAGTAGTACAGTAAAAAAAATTGTTTAACCTTTTAATTAAATGTCTTGATAAGAACATTAGTAGTTGACGGAAATTCTTTATTAAATACAGGCTTTCACGGTATTAAAAATATGTATAATGGAGAAAACCATATAGGTGGTTTGTACCATTTTTTAAATACATTAAGAAAACTAATTGATACCTACTTAATAACTAAGGTTGTTGTTTTTTGGGATGGAAAAGATAATACAAAACCAAGAACACAACTATATCCACAGTATAAATTAAATAGAAGACTCAAACCCAAACCGGTAGACGAGTTAAATTCCTACGCAACACAAAAACTACGTACCCAAGAATATCTAGAAGAACTATACGTCAGACAAGCTACCTTTGAATATTGTGAAGCTGACGATTGTATGGCGTATTATTGTGAAAAATCCACAAAAGAAGATATAATAGTATTAACTTCAGATAGGGACTTATTACAACTAATTTCTAAGGATGTGTCGTTACATATCATTTCTTTAAATAAATTGTTTAAATTTGGTGATAAAGTACCTTTAGATGGTATGTATATACCACCAGACAATGTTAGATTAGTAAAAACTATATGTGGTGATTCTTCAGACAATATAAAAGGGATTAAAATGGTTGGGATAAAATCGTTAGCCAAAATAAATCCAGATATATTGGAGAAAAAAATAACTTTAGACGACATAATAAAAAAAATAAAAACAAAAAATAAAGTTAGTGTTAAGGAAAACAACATACTTAACGGGATAACACAAAAAAATTTAGAACCAAAAAATAATATTTTAGAAATTAACTATAATATTATAGGTGTCGGTAAACAATTCCTAACCGAAAATGCTATAAATGGTATACAAGACTTATCAAAAGAAGCTATAGACCCAGAAGGTAGACACTGGAAAAACGCTTTGGACTTGATGATGTCAGATGGAATTCTTAATATTTTACCTAAGACAGATGATGCCTGGGTAGATTTTGTAAGACCTTTTTTAAGGTTAACTAGAATAGAAAAAGATTTTTATATTAAAAAAAACAAAAATTAAAATGAAAGAAAAATTTGAAAACACACAAAAATGCGAATTCTTACTGGAATTGGGTAAAAATATAATTTGCCAAAGATATTTTACAGTAAGGAATTTTAACCCTAAAGCTATGAATTCTTTAGACTTATACCATACAGTTAGTTATGTTGTAGACAAAATTGAAGGTAGTTTAGTACTAAAAACACTACATTTTTTAGATAGTTCCTACCGAGAAAATAGTAATGATGTGGTTAATAAAGGTGAGACCTTTACGATAACAATTAAGGTTGGAAATAAGAAAATATTATCAACAATCTTTCCCTCGAGCGTCTACCCCCCGAAAATTAGATACACGGTAGATATAAGACCACAAATATCTTATATACTAAGAGAGTTAACTGAGACACTGTCCAGAAAAAAACTTACTACGCACTACCAAGATTATAGCTTAATTGTGAGCAAATAACGTATTTATTAATAAAGAATTTTAGATGAGTGATAAACAAAATTTTGGATATCTAGGATATTCATTCCAACTTAAATTATTAAACTTAATTATTACGGATAATAAATTTTTCCAGGTAATAATCGACGCGATAATCCCAAAATATTTCGACAACCAGTACTTTAGACTGATAATGCAGTTAATTAAGGAATACTATGAAAAATATGATACTTCTCCCTCATTAGATGCTTTAGACCAGTTGACAAGAATTGAAATTTCTTCAGAAATGGCAAGAAAGTATATTGTTGATATGTTAAAAGAAATTAAAGATTCTTCATTTGAAGACCATCTTTTTATTAAAGAAAAATCTTTAAACTTTTGTAAACAACAGGAACTTAAAAAAGCTATTAGAAAAGTTGAAAGTATAATGGAAAAAGGTGAATTTGAAAATTACGATAAGTGTGAAGAGTTAATTAGGGACGCTATTAAAATAGGGGATGGTGATGAGGGAAGTTTTGAAATTTTTACAGAACTAGATAAATTGTTGGATGAAGACTATAGACACCCAATCCCAACCGGGATTGATGGTTTAGATAACATACTTAATGGTGGTCTAGCTAAAGGTGAAATTGGGGTTGTTTTAGCTCCTACTGGGGTGGGGAAAACCACTATGTTAACCAGATTTGCCAATACAGCTTTTAATATGGGGTACAACGTACTACAAATATTTTTTGAGGATAACCCAAAAATAATACAAAGAAAACATTTTACATGTTGGACGGGAATCCCAAATAATGAGTTAAGTGACCATAAAGAAACAGTACTTGATAAAGCAGATGAAATGAAAAAAACTGGTGGTAAGCTAATACTAAAAAAATTACCGTCAGACGAAATGAGTATGTTACAGATTAAAAATCAGGTTAGAAAAATAATATCTGAAGGAACTAAAATAGATATTATTTTGATAGACTACATAGACTGTATATTACCAGACCGTGCATTTAATGATGAATGGAAAGGTGAGGGTTCTGTTATGAGAAAATTTGAAGGTATGTGTCATGAACTGGATATTGCTGGGTGGACCGCCACACAAGGAAATAGAAGTTCTATATCTTCAGATGTGGTCACTACAGACCAAATGGGTGGTTCCATCAAAAAAGCTCAAGTGGGTCATGTTATTATATCAGTAGCAAAGACTTTACAACAAAAAGAAATGGGTTTAGCGACAATAGCTATTGTTAAATCTAGGTTAGGTAGAGATGGTGTTATATTTGAAAATTGTAAATTTGATAATGGAACATTGGAAATAGATACCGAAACAACACAAACATTCTTAGGTTTCGAAGAAGAAAAAACTAACAGAAACAGGGAGAGAGTTGCACAAGCTCTACAAAGAAGACAACAAGTAATAAATAAAAGTAATTAATAAAATAAAAAATATGGAAGTATCAAATAAGATTCTGTCGGATATTACTGTCTACATGAAGTACGCAAAATACCTACCAGAACTGAATAGAAGAGAAACGTGGGACGAATTGGTAACACGTAATAAGGAAATGCATCAAAAAAAGTATCCTAGTTTAAAAGAAGAAATAGAACAAAAATACAAATTAGTGTATGATAAAAAAGTACTACCTTCTATGAGAAGTATGCAGTTTGGTGGTAAACCAATAGAAATTTCACCTAATAGAATCTATAACTGTGCGTACCTACCTATAGAACATATTGATTCATTTAGTGAAACAATGTTTTTATTGTTAGGTGGTACCGGTGTTGGATATTCAGTACAAAGACACCATGTAGACAAATTACCTGTAATACAAAAACCATATCAGAAAAGGAAAAAAAGATTTTTAATAGGAGACTCTATTGAAGGATGGGCTGATTCTATAAAAGTTCTTATGAAAACATATATGAATGGTGGTGGAAGTAGAGTAGAGTTTGACTATTCAGATATTAGACCAAAAGGCGCTAGATTAATAACATCAGGTGGAAAAGCACCAGGACCTCAACCACTAAAAGAATGTTTAGTAAAAATTGAAGGTCTATTAAACCAAAAAGAAAATGGAGAACAACTCACAACTATTGAAGTACATGATATCGTATGTCATATCGCTGACGCCGTATTGGCCGGTGGTATTCGCCGTGCAGCACTTATATCGTTATTTAGTGCTGATGATGAACAAATGATTGGTTGTAAATCAGGTAATTGGTGGGAATTAAACCCACAAAGAGGTAGAGCAAATAATTCCGCTTGTTTGATGAGACATAAGATTACAAAAGAATTTTTTATGGACCTTTGGAAAAGGGTTGAGTTATCGGGAGCTGGAGAACCAGGAATTTATTTAAATAATGATAAAGACTGGGGAACAAATCCTTGTTGTGAAATCGCACTAAGACCAAACCAATTCTGTAATTTATGTGAGGTAAACGTATCAAACATAGAATCACAAGAAGACCTAAATGAGAGAGTTAAGGTTGCGTCATTTATAGGTACACTACAAGCGGGATACACCTCATTCCACTATCTAAGAGAAATATGGCAACAAACAACCGAAAGAGACGCTTTAATAGGGGTCTCAATGACCGGAATTGGTTCTGGAAAAGTATTAAACTATGACATGCCAAAGGCTGCCAGTCTAGTAAAAAGAGAAAATACAAGAGTTGCAAAGTTAATAGGGATAAACCAATCAGCAAGATGTACAACAGTTAAACCAGCAGGAACAACTTCATTAACATTAGGAACATCATCAGGTATTCACGCTTGGCATAATGATTTTTATGTTAGAAGAGTTAGGGTTGGTAAGAATGAAGCTATTTATACTTACTTATTAAATAACCACCCAGAATTAGTAGAAGATGAATACTTTAGACCACACGATACAGCGGTAATTAGTATACCACAAAAAGCACCAGAAGGTTCTATAATGAGAACAGAGTCACCTTTCCAATTACTAGAACGAGTTAAAAAAGTTGCTACAGAATGGGTAAAAGCAGGTCATAGAAACGGTTCAAACTCACACAACGTGTCCGCAACAATTTCTTTAAGAGAACATGAATGGGACCCAGCTGGTGAATGGATGTGGGAAAATAGAAAATCTTATAATGGTCTTTCTGTTTTACCTTATAATGGTGGGACATATACACAAGCACCTTTTGAAGATATTACAGAAGAAAAGTATGAAGAAATGATGGAGTCTCTAAAAGATGTTAATTTAAGTATGGTTGTTGAATTAGACGATAATACAAATTTAACTGGTGAATTAGCGTGTGCTGGAGGGACTTGTGAAATAGATGTTGACTTAAAATCTATAGAAAAAGAAAAAGCTCTAGATGAAGCATAAGTTTAGTAAAGAAATATTATACCATTTTAATTGTGGTAAATGTAACAAATGGTGGTCAATTGCTGACTACCATTTGTTTTCTAATAATGTACCAGAAAATGAAAAAAAGGTACCTATTTTAATAATATGTCCCCACTGTGGACATAATGAAGAAATAAAAGAAATAACAGCTAATGAGAAAAGATGATTGGATTAGTAGACTACACTATAGAGAGTTCGTACAACCAAAACTACAACCTAAAGATTTTTACTGGGATGAAGGTAAAATGGTTATGACAGAAGAATACCATAAAAAACGAGGGCATTGCTGTGGTAATAGGTGTAAACACTGTCCATTTTCCCCGAAATATATCAAAACTAATAAAAAACTCAAAGAGTAATAAACCAAGACCAAACCAATGTTCCAAGTATTTATTATAAAAAAAGAATGCCAAATCAAAGATACGGAATAACATTTCCTTTTGAGGATAGTTCACAAGGATTTTTTCTTGGGTTAAATAAAAGTACTGAAAGTGAAGTACGTTCTAATTTAATACACCTTATTCTTACCTTAAAAGGTTCACGTTACTTCTTGCCGGATTTTGGTACTAATCTTTTAAAGTATATTTATGAACCATTAGATGGGGCAACAAAAACTAACATAGATAAAGAAATAAGAAATGCGGTAAAAAAATTTATGCCTGGATTAATTATTAATGAGGTTAGTGTAAAATCCGCAGAAGATATTAGGGAGGAAGAAAAAACACAAAGTGAACCTAACGACCCTAGTTTAGTAGATAATAGTTTTGGGTTTGTTGGTGACGCGGAAAGAGAATATACCCTAAGAATTAGAATAGACTACAATAATGGAGATACCTTGTTCTCTACTAAAGATTTTGTGATAATTAATTTATAAAATGGCAGAAAAGAAAATAGCATACACAGAAAGAGATTTTTTAGGGGTTAGAAATGAATTACTAAGAATTACAAATACATACTACCCTAACTTAATACAAAACGCTAATGACGCGTCAATATATTCAGTATTTTTAGACTTAAATGCGGCAGTAAGTGACAATTTAAATTTCCAAATAGATAGGACATTCCAGGAAACAGTATTACAATTTGCACAAGAAAGGAGCTCTCTATATAATTTAGCAAGAACTTATGGTTTAAAAATACCAGGTAATCGACCTTCAGTTACAGTTTGTGATATATCAATTACAGTACCGGTATTCGGGGATAAAGAAGATTTCAGGTATTTGGGGGTTTTACGTACTGGTTCACAATTTAGAGGTGGTGGACAAATATTCGAATTGGTAGATGAATGTAGTTTTTCGTCACCATACAGTGTAGACGGTGTCCCAAACAGAACCAAAATACCAAACTTTGACGCTAATGGAATCTTAACAAATTATACAATAACTAAAAGAGAAGTAGTTGTTAATGGAGTCACTAGGGTATTCAAAAAAGAAATAACAGACGCTGATAATAAACCATTTTTTAAATTATTTTTACCAGAAAAAAATGTAATAGGTGTAACATCCGTGATACAAAAAGACGGAGTTGGGTACCAGACACTACCAACTAACGACGAATTCTTATCGGTAAATAATAATAGATGGTATGAGGTTGATGCGTTAGCAGAAAGTGAAGTTTTTGTAGAAGACCCATCGTCACCACCTGACGAATCTGGAATTAAAGTTGGTAAGTATATGTATACTGAGGATAGGTTTATAACAGAGTTTACACCAGAAAGCTTTTTCTTTTTAAATTTTGGTAGTGGTAATCAAACGTCCCAAGACACCCTAGATGAATTTGCTTCTAAAGGTGTTAAATTAAATATGGCTAAATTTATGGATAACGTATCTTTAGGTAACATGGTTAAAGGAAATACTACATTGTTTGTGCAATATAGAGTAGGTGGTGGTCAATCCTCTAATATAGGTGCGGGAAGTATAAATACGGTAGGTACGGTCAATTTCAATGTTGTAGGGCCTAGCCCCCAAATTAATCAAGCTGTGATGAATAGTTTGTCTGTTACGAATGTTACAGCTGCTATTGGTGGAGCAAACCAAATGACACAAGAAGAGATAAGAAATTATATTTCTTTTAATTTTGCCGCACAAAACAGGTCTGTAACAATCACTGATTACATATCTAAACTTAGAACAATGCCCGCAACATTTGGTGCAGCTGCAAAAGTTGGTGTGAATGAGGTAGAAAATAAAGTAAATTTAAATATATTATCATATACTCCAGAAGGAAAACTTACGTCAGAAATAACACAAACATTAAAACAAAACATCTCAAACTACCTATCTAACTATAGAATGTTAAATGATTATATAGTTGTCGGCTCTGCAAAAGTGATTGATTTAGCTTTTCACCTAGACTTACTTTTGGAGTCCTCATCCAACCAAGGAGATATAATAACTGCTGTAATTACAACCGTAAGTGATTATTTTGATGTAGCAAAAATAGAAATGGGACAAGATTTAAATATGGGGCAACTTAGAGGTCAAATAATGAGAGTACCCGGTGTACTAAATATAATAAATCTAAAAGCATTCAACAAGGTTGGTGGAAATTACTCACAGGCTATAACATCCCAACCATATCTAGATTTAAATAGTAGAGAAATAGGTTTTATAGATGATACTATATACGCAAAACCAGATGAAATATTACAAATTAAATTCCCACAAAAAGATATAGCTATTAGGGTTAAAAAATAAAAAAACCCACAAAGTAACCTACTTTACATAAAATCGCTCTAAACTATCTTTAGTTTTAATAACATAAATATTTATTTACTAAAGAACATATGTCTAAATCATTTAGAGTAAGAACAGAAGTAGGTAAGGATAAAAACGTAACTTTTGAGTTAAAACAAGATTTTGACTTATTAGAAATACTAAGCTTATCCCTATCCCAAAAAGACGTATACACAAGAATGTGTGCCGATTTTGGTGTACTATGTGGTAGGGTACTCGTAAATGGTGGATATGGATTACCTAACGCTAAAGTATCTGTTTTTGTACCTTTAGATGATGAAGACGCGACCAAACCTCTAGTAACAGAATTATACCCATATACTCACATCTCGGATAGTAACCCTGATGGTGTACGATATAATTTATTAAGTAGTGAAAAAAACTTTGATTGTCATGTCCCAGTCGGAACCTTTCCAATATTAGGTGACGTACTAACAAGACAAGAAGTAGAGTATGTTTATAAAAAATATTATAAGTACACCGTAAAAACAAATGAGGCTGGTGATTTTATGATTTATGGTGCACCAGTAGGTACTCACGACATTTTAATGGATGTAGATGTGAGTGATATAGGGTGTTTTTCTCTTTTACCACAAGACTTTAAAGAACAAGGATTTGCGGACAATGAATTTAATGGAGCCAGATTTAAATCCAATACCTCTATAGACTCTTTACCACAAATAATGAGTCAAACAAAATCAGTAGATATTAGACCTTTCTGGGGTGATGAAGAATTTTGTAGAGCAGCTATAACTAGAGTAGATTTTGATTTATCAGATAATGGTTTTAAAATAGCACCTAGTGCTATTTTTATGGGTAGTACCGCAACTGACACCGATAAAGACTCGGTAACTAAAAGTTGTAGACCAAGAAAACATCAAGGAGACCTTTGTAGTTTGGTAAGTGAACCTGGTATTATTGATTGTGTTAGGTATACCCCATTCCTTAAAGACGACCCTAACGCTTATGGGTTTGGTACAATACCACTTGGTGGGACAGTTCCAGTATTAGAACGTTACTATTTTGAAAATAATGGTAGGGTTATCGACCGTTCCGGTTCGTTTTTGGTACACGTACCTATGAATTTAGACCATATGACGACCAACGAATTCGGTGAGTTAGTAGAGTCTGGTAATCCAGATGTTGGGGTACCTACTAGAGCTAGGACAAGGTTTAGGGTTAGACCAGAACAATCTGCGGGGTCAGCAAGACTCAGAAGAAAAGGTAGTTTCTTAGTACCTAATATACGAGAGTACCCTAATAAAGATAGGAGTTATACTTTTAGTATAAATTATAGTGACTATCCTAGACACGCTCAAACCTATTTAATACCCGCGGCCAAAGATTATTTTTACGATATGGAATTTAATAGGGTCTATAGTCCAGCACAATTTCACGACCACGTAAAACATAATGGAAGAAGAGAATTCATAGGTATAAAAGAAATATTACCAGAAGAAGACCAACAATGTTCAACAACCGCCGTACACTTCCCAATCAATAGTGCTGTAAGAAAATTAACTTTTATGCTTATCATAGCTCAATTCATAAATGAATTTTTGGGTATGATATATGCTATGTTAATAACTTTTGTTTCTCTAATAGCTTTCATATTAGGTATTGTTATGGGTATTGTATTTGCTATAATTACAGTTATATGTGCCCTACTACAAGCACTGTGTGACTTATTAAACGCTGTACCAAGTATTTTCGGGATTACAATTATTTCATGTCCAGGTTGGTTACAGGATTTAATATGTGACATGGGTTGTGGAGACTTCTGTATGACCAGTGGTTGTTTTGGTTGTCAAGGACCAGACCCAAATGATGATTGTTTATATTTTGGTATACCTATGAGTTTTGTGTTATTTACACTA